TATTCATGCCAACTCGTCGTCATAGGAGTGATTTGAAATGAAAGCGCTCAGGTATCTTTGCCTTGCACTCGCGCTAGTCGGGCTAGGATCGCCTGCGCTGGCCGGATCGGGGACATTCGCAGCAACGCCATGTTCCGCTGGCTGCACGACCTACCAGACGACCACGAACGGCGGCGGGAATTCCTTGGGGCAGTTCTCCCTCTGGGATTACTCGGCTGGCGCGAACGGTCTCGCGATCGGCAGCGATCACAACTTCACCGTGGACCAGGGCGCCGCGGCGGCTTCGGGGCCATGGATCGCAACGCCTTGGATCGCTGGTGCGGTGAATGCGGTGGGGAACCCATTGTTCTTCTCGCCGGGCACTGGCGCAACCTTCGTCCTCGGCACGGGCACTGGCAATATCGGCAATCTGCTTCAGGGCGGCAGCGTCTTATCTGCGACCAACGGCCTCTTCGTCGCCCCGACGACCGCCGCGACTTGGGGAGTTAGCGGAACGGTGACGGCGAACGCAGGCACAAACCTGAACACGTCGGCGCTGGCGACCTCTGCCAATCAAACCAACGCCAGCCAGAAAACCCAAGTGGTCGATGGCTCGGGGAACGTCATCGCTTCGACTGCGAATGCGCTTAATACGTATATTTCCGGCGGCGGGATCACCGGATTTGCCAATGCCGCGGCCTTCACAGGCAGCAATGGCGTCGTCGGCGCGGGCCTCAGCGGAACGAACGTGGCCATTCCTCAAGTCGATCCATGCGCCGGCAATGCGCAGACGACCACGCCGATTAGCATGACCTCTGCGACAACTACGAAGATCGCGACGGGTGTCTCGGCCAAGAAAATCTATGTGTGCAGCCTGACGCTTTTCACTGCCATCGCGAACAATGTCGCGGTAATCGAGGGCACGACGGCGACGACATGCGGTACCAGTGCGGCCGGCGTCATCGGCGGCGCGACGGCGGCGAACGGGTTCAACTTCGCGGCAAATCAGGGCTTTGTCATGAATGGAGGCACTCAGCACGTTGCGGCCACCGCCACCGCGAACGATGATCTTTGTCTGATTACCTCCGCTGCTGGACCTCTGGCTGGCGTTATCGTCTGGGTGACGCAGTAATGCGCCGCCTTCTAGCCTCTCTCGCGATCATTGCGGGCCTTTGGTGCGCTGCTGCACAGGCGGCGGTGACGAATATTGGCGACACCGCTACTTTCAACTCGGCGACTTCGGTTGTCACCGCCGCGACCACAGTGCCGGCAGGCGCTCTAATCGTTGTCCCGGTTTACAACGGCGGTTCGTCGGGGCCCGCCAGCGACACAGTGACTGACAGCCAAGGAAATTGCAGCGGCTACCATCAAATCACGACACAGGTCATTTCGACAAGCACATGGATCGAGATATTTTATTGCGTCACGACGCATGCGCTGACCGGCGGCACAGACACCATAACTTTCACCGCGAGCGATGGCGCGCAGGCGACTTATATCTCGCTGTCTCCGGTCTATACCACAGGATATGCGACTTTAGACACCGCAACAACGACATCTTCAAACGCGTATGCTACTACATGGACCGTGACTGGTAATGGAAGTGCGGCGGTTGCCAATGAGTTATATTTTGGCGTGGCCTATGCGAACGGAGGCACCATCGCGGTTACTGGTTCGGGGACATGGAGCACCGCTCCGCCGAATACCCCCTCCGCTCTCTCTGGAAGTTTCATTTCGTCATACCAGACCAACAGCGGGACGAGCGCGCTAACCTATTCGGGCACCAGCGCGAGCCAGTATGTGTCGGCGATCATTGTCTCTTTCGAGCCGACAGGCGGCGCCGCTGTTAGGCATAATTTGTCGACCACGGGGGCCGGGAATTGAAGAAGATAGCCGGTATATTCGTTGCTCTTTGTTGCTTGCTGCTGCAAGGAAACACGCTAATTCTTGTGAGCGGAACGGCGCCGCAGACGATCTTTTCGCTGCCGACTGGCGATGTGCCCTATTACATGGCGTCAAGCGGGTGCAGCGATTCCTACGACGGCAAGGAGACAACTCATGGCTCTGGATCGACAGGGCCATGGTGTACGCCTAATCATGCCGTAAACTGCGGTGATGTGATCATTGCTCAGTCGGGAACCTACAGTGGCTCTCTGGCCATCACGACAAGCGCGTCCAGTTGTCCATCGACGACCGGCGGCATAGACGGGACAGGCGGCGTCTATTTCGCGACGGTTGTTTGCCAAACCGCTTTCGCATGCTCTGATACCGGAGCCAGCGGAAACGTCTTCGACATCGCCGCAAATAATTGGGCGGTAGAAGGATGGGTTGCCGGCGCAACGGGCTACGCCTATTTGGCGGACGCCACCGCGACCGGAACGACGCAATATCATTACATCGCGTTCATCAATGACATTTCTGAAAATAGTCACGATGGATTTGGCACGGGAGATGGCGGCAAGAACCACAATGTTCCCGGCAACGGCATCGATGAGTTTGCCGTAGTAGGGTCGATTGCCGTCAACGCGAACAATGATCCGATTTGCGTCGCGGCGATCGACGACCCGGGGCCGGCCAACTTCATCGGAGACTCGACGACCGGCACGCATGTTTTTTGGTCGCAGAATTTTTCTTATGCCGGCCTCGTTCATTGCGCCACGGACGGCGAGGGTTTCATGTTCGACACGTGGGACGCTCATGGCTACACCGGCCAAGGTATCGCCAAGAACAATATTGCATGGGACAATGCGCGGTATGGGTTTAACTACTTCTACCAGAATTTCAACAGCAGCAATCCGGTCATAAAGATTTACAACAATACATTTTATGCAAATAATCAATATGCTGGTGACATCGGAACAGGATCGGCCGGCGAGATCAACACAAACAACTCCAGCGGCACGGCTATTCCTTGGACGACATACATCTACAACAATATCGCGCAGACAAATTACGCTCATCAAGGGAATAACGGCTCTGCCGTGACCCTTTACGCGCTGCTGGTCGGTAGCAACGTCCCCGGCACGAACTTTGGCAACCAGGGGTCAAGCCCGGCCAATTCGCAAAATATCTTCTGGGCGATCTCCGGTTCTTGCGTATCCGGCTCCTGCGACACGACCGACAGCGCGACGGCCTATGGCGGCGAGAGCTACGGCACGAACACCTACGAAAGCGCGGCGTTCAACAATGTCAGTGATCTGCTGACGAATTGGGTTAGCGCGCCGAACTGTTCTGGCTATGCGACGACGGTCGCGTGCATGGGATGGAACGGGTCGTCGGCGACGGCGAACACGCCGATTTATGACCTGACGCCGACAGTCTCGGGATCGAGCGGGAAGGGCTACCAGCCGCCGAGCACGGCATGTGCGTCGGATCCTGACTATCCGCCCTATCTCAAAGGCATCGTCTATCTCAGTGTTAGTGGAACGACGATCTACGAAAATTCTGGCCTGATCACCAAACCATGCGGTCTTTAGCTAGGAGTATACTGATATGGAAATCAGCCAAGCAGGACTAGAAGCTATCGTGCAGCGCGAGGGCCTGATACTCAAGGCCTATCGTGACTCAAGGGGAATTTTGACCATTGGAGTAGGGCATACTGGAAGGATGAGCCCTCCTAGGGTCTCAAATGGTATAGTCTGGACTCGAGACTATGCAATCCAGATCCTGCGCCAAGATCTTGGGCCGACAATGGCTGAGGTAAATCGAGCTGTCAGGCTGCCAATGAGCCAAAATCAGTTCGATGCCTACTGCTCACTATGCTTTAATATTGGAGTTGGTGGATTTGCCAGCTCTAGCACGGTGAAGATGTTCAATCAGGGGAATGTGGGCGCTGCTGCTGACGATTTTCTGCTTTGGGACCATCCAGCAGAACTGTTGGGGCGCCGAAAGGCCGAGAGAGCCCAATTTCTAACCTAAGGAGCCTGTCATGCATGATACTCTGGTGCTAATTGGGCCGATTTTGGTTCAGATTTTGACTGGGATGGTTACTATCGTCCTAGGAATACTGAGCCATTTGCTATATCAGGTACTCAGTAAACACTTAAGTAAGCAGGATTTTGACCTGCTGAACCAGTTTTGGGCTATTTTTCACTCAGCAGCCGAGGCTGCGGCGGAAAAATGGTGGGCTAGCCAGGCGGGAACGCTGTCTAATCTGGTAGTGGACTTACGAGACCCGGTAATTGCAGATTTAGCCCGTGAAGCTATAGCTAAGATTCCAAACGAGATTAGTGCCCTCGGCTTTACACAGGAAAAAGCTGAGACTGAGATGGCAGACCTGATTCTATCCAAGATCGGCAAGCTGCAGGCCCAGTCGCCGGGTGCGGCAATTCCAGCAAAAGGAGCCTAGTCATGTCTGTGGATCATTCGCTCATGAAGCTGGGGAAGCTGCCTGCGCGCATCGACGACCGCGTGCCTCGGATGATGTCGGTCCTTGCTGATATTGTCCCAGCGGCCCCCGCAGCGCATTCATGGTCCCAAGGGCGCTCCGATTGGGGAATGCTTGGGAATGACAATCTTGGCGACTGTACTGCCGCCGGGTGCTATCATCTTGAAGAAATCGCGACCATGGAAACGGCGCGGCACTTCAATCCCTCGACCGCGAACGTCATCGCCTTCTATTCGGCATCGACCGGGTACAATCCGGCCGATCCTTCGACAGACCGGGGCGGCGTCGAGGTTGATGTGCTCAACTTCTGGCAGACGCACGGGATTCTTGGCCGACACCTTATCGGCCATGCGACCGTCGAGCCGCAGAATGTCGATCATGTGAAGCAGGGAGCGTTCTTGTTCCCTGGTCTTTACCTGGGCGTCGCCCTGCCTCTCAATGCACAGACGCAGGATATTTGGGATTATGTCGCTGGGCCGGGAAGCGAGCCTGGGGGATGGGGCGGCCACTGTATAGTCTTAGTTGATTACGATGAGACCTATATTACCGTAATCACTTGGGGCGTCCTCAAGAAAGCAACATGGACGTGGTTTCTGAAATATTGCGACGAGGTTCACGCTGTCCTGCCGGCGGCGTGGATCGCGAATGCTAAGTCGCCCGGCGGCATCGATGTCAGTGCCCTGCAGGGCTACATGACCGCAATCTCTGGAGGATGACATGAAACGAATTCTTGCCGCTGGATTTGGTCTTGCGCTCGCCATGGGGCCAGCGCTGGCGAAAGACCTGGTGCCACCCGTGCCTGTCGCCGGCCTCCCTATCCCCCTCCCATTCGATCCGCTGAACCTCAATGGAACCGGTAACAAGTCGCTCTCGATTGATCAGATGATCGACAAGGTTCGGGCGTGGGTTACTGCCGATGCGGCGGCGGATTTGACAATGGCGATCAAACTCGCGGGGGTTGCCGTTCCGCCCGATACGATGACGGTGGCGTGCTTCCAGCCGATTCTTACCTTCGTGAATCAGATCGCGACGCTTCCAACCGCCGACCAGATGCCGAAGCTTCATCTCGCGGTTGACATCGAGATCGGAACTGACCTGATCGTGGCGTTCCAGCCGAATTCTCCTCTCATGACCGGCTGCGCAGCCTTAGCGAATTTCCAGAAGTTAACGCTGCTTAACATGGTGACGGGCATCACGACCGGCGCAGCGACCTTGGCGGCACTCAAGTGATTAAGTTTTTTGCAGGAGTTGTGACTGGTTTGGTCCTGGCTGGACTGATTCTGTACCTTAATTTACTCTAAGGAGGCTGTAATGAGTCTAAAGTTCAATCTTGGATGGGTTTGGCTGGCAGGTTTGCTGGGCTCTATCTTGTTTTTCACTGGGACTGAATGGTGGGCGCTGGCGCATCCGGATGCTAATGGGCATTCTGATACGTTGTCATTTTTCATTGCTGAAATCGGGTTTAAGTTCCCGCTAGCGATCTGGATTTGTGGAGTGTTTTCCGGCGCGCTGGCGGTTCATTTCTTCAGTAATGGTTGGGCTATGACGCCTTATACTCCTGGCAGCAAGGAAAATGGCTAGTGGTTGAGATTCCAGCAAAACTTTACGAGAGGTTGGCGCAACAGCCTTCATTACTTGCTAACGGTGAACGCAAGGAATTGCTGGAAAACGTTAAGGCAGCGCTAGAAGAGGCCTTTATCTGGAGGGCTAGACGGTTGGATACACAAAACAGGCGAGGGATTGAGCTTACCATTGTGCTCCATCTGTTTGGAGTCGAGGATGAAGGAGCCGCGTCATGACAGATGATGACAAGATGAGGGAGTATATTCATGAGGCAGCTGAGCATACTGTGCGCATGTTCATGCTTCAGGCCTTTGGGACGGATATTGACAGCAAGGATGATATGGCAGCTCTTCGAGCTGACTTTCACCACGTCAGGCGGCTACGACAATTGTCTGAGTCTGCCTCAAATGCTGTGACCTACTCAGTTATTTCAATAGCAGTTGCAGCTTTGCTAGCTGGAGTTGGGACTGCCATTTCACTGTTGTACCACTTCGTGACTGGGAAAACTTGGCTGTGAAACGAATCATAGTAGGACTGGTCAGTGCAGAAAGATCAGAAACTAGTCCTTGGCCTGGCATCCGTCGGCCCCGAGGAGCCAAGAGACTTGGCTGTAAGTACGAGAAGGAGCTTGCCAGAGCTCTGGATGCTAGCTGGGAATTTGGGCCCTGGTTTAGATTTGAGGACCGAAATGGAGGCGGCTTTTGTCAGCCGGATTTCATCCGAGTTACCCCTAGTCATGTCGTGGTACTGGAAGCAAAGCACACTTGGTCCACTGGTGCGCATGATGAGCTTAGGACACTCTATGAGCCAGTGCTTAGGTGCGTCTATGGACGACCAGTAGTAGGAGTTGTCGTAGCTAAGAAGCTAAGAGTTGGGATGACAGGATACAAGATCTCGGGAGACCTCGGGGAGGCTATCGAAAACGCCCCGCGAAGTGTATGGCACTGGATAGGCGGCTCGCGGGTTGAGACACATTATCCGATTTTGGGTATTCGGGCGTCTTGCCAGATAGCAAGCGACGGATTATAGTATCAAGGACTAGATTGTAATCAAGGAGAACTGAAATGGGAAAAGGAAATATGCCAGTGGCACGAGTTGCGAGTGCCTCTAAGCCTGCGGCGCATATCCGCCAGGCGCCAGCTATGGGCGGAGTTGGGAATGAGACTCGGGGCTTAGCTGGAAGGACCGCAGCTGGCTCGGACCCCAAGCTGTCGATTGGTAAGCCCTCCAGCGTCCTGCATGGCGAGCATCCGACCAGTCAGGCTACTGGGCATGGCGGGATGAAGGACTCGGCTAATGTTCGCCACGAGAAGCTCAGCGGCATGAAGCCGTGCTGCAAGTAAGGAGGGACTCGTGATGGCAAAGCTTAATAGCACTAAGGCAATTGCCGGCATGGAGCAGAGTCCAAGTCTTGGCAACTGCTATCCGGAGCAGAGTGGTCTTCGGACTGCTCGGAAGGCTTCAGACTTTCCTGAGTGGGATACTGAGCATATGACCTCTATCCGACATAAGACCTCAGGAGGCAAAGGTTCCCTGTCTTCTGCCTGCAAGATTGCTGGAGAGTAGCATGAAGTCCTGGTGGCTGGGGTTGGTGGTTTGGCTAGGTCTGGTGAGCTTCGCCGCTGGCCAAAGTCTGCTACCCAACGGAATGCAGCAATTCTCGGATGGGAATGGAGTTCCCTATGCAAATGGGTATGTCTATTTCTATGTTCCGAATACTACCACCCCAGCACCAACTTATCTCGATAATGGCCTGACTACGGCTAATGCCAATCCAGTCCGGCTGGATGCCAACGGCCGAGCGATAATCTGGGGAACAGGAACCTACCGCCAGGTACTGCAGGACCAATTTGGCAATACTATCTGGGACACGATAGTTCAGGTCCCAGTGCCTAGTTCAAATGCAATTAGCACTGTGTCCTTCCCGATATTCGCAGATTCAAGTCCAACTACGGTTACAAGCGCCTTTCAGCTCACCCAGCGTATTGCCACCGGACCGATAGCCTATACTCTGCCTGTAGCCGCGACGGTATTCAGCGGTTTTGGGTTCTGGATTTCAAACCAGCAGGGAGGAAATGTAACAGTCAACCCACAAAGTGCTGATGCATTTCAGGGACAGACTGCGGGCCAACCCCTAGTGATCAAGACTGGCCAGACAGTCTACATTTCCACTAATGGTGGCAGTCCTGGAACTTGGTACTCAAGCGTCTCTCGCGCATTTCAGGGTGGACCAACGGATGCTGTGGCGAATTGCTTCGCGGACCCAACAGGGACTAATGACTCCACAGCTGCTATTCAATCTTGCATTACGAACTATTCCACAGTCTACCTTCCAGTTGGAAACTTCACTATCTCATCTTGCCTGGTGCTTCCAAGTGGTACTAACTTGCTTGGAGCTGGGCAGTCTGAAACCACCATCACGGTTAACTCCAGTACTGTGAGTGGGCTTTGCCCGGCGGCCGCTGCTGCTGGGATTCATCTTGCAGACTTCTCCATTACTCGGATTGGAATTCCCTCCGCTGGGGCTGATGGCATTAGTGTGGCTACTAGTGTGTCTGGGATGACTATTGATCGAGTGACCTCTGCCAATCACAACAACGGATTTACCCTCGGGTCTACGTCTGGTAGTAGCTGCAATGGATGTGTGGCTCAGTTTAACTATGCTGATGGATTCTCAGCTAGTGCTAGTACTGGTGCCATTCCACTCCGCTGGGCTATGAATGGAACCCTTAGCCAGGGCAACAACGGCTGGGGATATGATTGGATTGGAGGAGCAGGGGCTGGCACGTCAACTATCCAAGTCAACTGGGATGGGCCGCAGTCCCAGGCCAATACTGCTGGAGGTTTCCACTTTGTTGGAACCAGCGGGAATCCGATCTCTGGAGTTCAGTTAACCGGAGCAGTTGGTTTGGATGATGGGGGAGGGAATGGAGGAGAGGTAGTTCTAAGCACTTTCGGAAGTCAGCATACAATTTCTGGCGGGTCCTTTCAAGGAGCTGGACAAACAGTTACTGGTAGAGCTGGAAGCACAGCCGCTAGCCACACTGGGGACGGAATCCACCTCTCGGTTAATAATACCTCGGTAGCTATTACTGGAACCCAGGTTATCAGCAACTCAGCCTGCGGAATCCAGGGGCTTGGTACCCTGAGCGAGCTGATGGTGACTGGAAACCAGATAGCAAATAATGGGGTGAGTGTTGCCTGCCAGGGAATTCGGGTGGCCTCATCCGCTGGAACTCAGGTAGCTGTGACTGGAAATTCTATATTCGGCAACAGCAGTGCGCAGTATGGAGATGTGGCAGGGGTAGTAGGAATTGTGTCGGGGAATACGTTTGTAGGAACTGCATGCTCTCACCTTGGAAATACCTTTACACAGAGCACAACTCAGGTGGGGCCAGTTCCTCCTGACTCCTATATACAATATGTCACGGTGCCCTATAATAACGCATCATGTTGAGGAAATTCTGGCGCTTGCGCCTGAATGCTAGCAAGGGCAATGGTGCCCTGAAGGAGACTGAAAATGAAGACGAGGACAAAGGTGTCAGTGCTGGCATTCTGCGCAGCGCTTGGACTAGGAGCTACGGCTTGGGCCGGCGGCTTTACGACTAATACAGGGATAAATAATACTCTGACGGGTGGGACTGTGACTCCGTATCCGTTTGCGGGAGGAGTGCAGTATCCAAGCACGATTCCCCTGACCGGCAAGGAGGGAGCCAGCTTCGATACTCAGCTGCCGAATGGTCAGAATCCCCAGACCGAGGGAATCACAGTCCAACAGCTGGGGCAATACGCAGCTAACTATGTAGCCAGCGGTGCTGCTCAGCTGCTGGTGGCTGGGGACGCGACTCAGAACACCTATCCGTTCGGTACCGCTGGTATTAGTGCTACGACGGCAGTCAAGTATCAGAACTCGGATTGGTTCGCGTGGTCTGGAACCTCGACGGCTATGACTGTGTCCAAGGACACGACTGCGGGTGATCTGCCGACTGGCTTTGCGACTGCGTATAAGATGGCGGAAACCGCGAGCCAGACCGGACTTGTGCCGGTTTGCATGGGGCAGGAAGTTCTAGCTTCAACTACTGCTGGAGTTGCTGGCTCCACGCTGGAGTTTAGCTTCTATGCCACAGCGGATGCCACCTTTGCTGCGGATACCAATGGCCAGATTACGGCCTATATCATCTACGGAAAGGACTCCGGCGGTGACAATGGCTCGGTCAATATGGCCTATGGGCTGAATGCTGGTGGCGGCGGCTCCAGTGGATGGTCTGGGCAGACCAACGCAGTTGCCCAGGCACTGACTGTCAGCACTACTCCGACTCGCTATGTAGTCTATGGCACTGTGCCGGCGGCTGCAACTGAGGTTGGTGTGGCTGTCTGCTTCACCCCGACGGCAACAGCTGGAGCGACCAACTATGTGGCCTTTGCTGGACTCCAGCTGGCGGTAGACAATGCCGCGAGCTATCTGACGGGGACTGGCAGCGCAGTTGGGACTGGTGCTCCCGTCCAGCCCTTCAATTCGATTGGGCTGCAGGCTAGTCAGGCTCAGCAGAACTACTTCGTGTACTCAGTGGCGGAGCCGGCAACGGCAGCGCAGGTTGCTGTGGGGTATGCTGCTTCTACGACTACCTGCTGGGTCCAGTTCCAGTGGCCAGCGGCCATGCGGGCTGCACCGACCTTTAGCGCAAGCGGCACGGCTCTGAGCACCAGCACTTGGAAGTTGGGTGTGGCGGGCACTAATACTGCCCTGGCAACTACGTTCTTGGTAGTGCAAACCGGCAATACTCCGCAGTATGGCGGCCTGATTGCCACCGTAGCCTCTGGCTTTACTGCTGGCGACACTTGCGCTCTTGTTGGCGCGGGTGGCGGCAGCATCCTTACCTGGAGTGCGGCGCTCTAAGTCTAGTCTGGGGGGCTTCGGCCCCCCCGGCCCACGTTTTTTGGAGAAACCCCCATGGCAAGGTCCTCGGCAAGAAGTCATGATTGACGCACAGTTTCCTGACCTGCTCCAGTGCCTCTTCGCTCCTAAGAGATACAAGATTCTCTATGGAGGCCGCGGTGCTGGCAGGTCTTGGGGAGTAGCACGTGCGCTGCTGCTGTTGGGAACTGAGAAGGCTTTGCGAGTACTTTGCGCTCGTGAACTACAGAATTCCATTTCCGAGTCGGTTCATAAGGTCCTGAGTGATCAGGTCGAAGCTCTCGGATTAAGCAATTTCTATGAGGTCCAGAAGGACAAGATCATTGGAGCCAATGGAACGACATTTGTCTTTGCTGGCATCAAGAACAATGTCAATAAGATTAAGAGCTTTGAGGGCATCACACATTGTTGGGTTGAGGAGGGAAATAAGGTCTCGCGGTCTAGCTGGGGCACACTCATTCCTACCATCCGGCGGCCGGGTAGCGAGATCTGGATTACCTTCAATCCAGAACTAGATACAGACTATACCTATACTAGGTTCATCAAGAATCCAGAGCTAGCTAAGGCCACGGCCCAGATCTCGGAATCCTCCGATTCCATCGTCATTAAGATGACCTATCGAGACAATCCCTGGTTTCCCCAGGTCCTCCGCGAGGAGATGGAAGGAGACAAGAAGCGAGATCATGACTACTACCTGAATGTGTGGGAAGGCCACTGTCTGCAGTTGCTAGAGGGTGCCGTTTATGCTAAAGAGCTTCGCAAGTGCCAGGAAGAGGGTCGTATCTGCACTGTTCCCTATGACCGTACCTGTCCCGTTGATACATTTTGGGACCTGGGACGCGCCGATGCTACAGCTATTTGGTTCGCGCAGCGAGTCGCAATGCAGTATAGGATTTTGGCCTATTACCAAGGAACTGGCGAGGACATCACCCACTATCTACGTGAACTTCAGACGCGGCAATATGTCTATGGGACTGTGTACCTCCCTCACGATGGCGCTGCGAAGAGACTTGGAGAGAAAAAGTCAATTGAGGCTATGATTCGAGGAGCTGGCTACCGTGTCCATATTGTCCCAAGAACCGCCAAGGTTGACTCAGTTAATGCGGCCAGGCTCATTTTACCAAATTGTTGGTTCGACGAGGAAGAGTGTACAGATGGAATCAGCGCCCTCAGGCATTACCGTTATCGCGTCGTGGACGGCCAGCTCTCAAATGAGCCTGTCCATGATTGGGCAAGCGATGGAGCAGATGCTTTCGCAACACTTGCCCTCGCGCTCAAGACTCCGAAGGGCCCTAGCCAGTTGGTTGAAAAACTTCGTAAGGTAAAAGATCAATTCTCGGATAAGTATCCTGGACTGGGGTGGATGGGATGAGCAAGATTTTTTGAATCCTATATTGCGCATGGCGCAAAAGGAACTCGAAAAGATTTTGGGCCTAAAAAACAAGTTAAGTTAAAGGTAGTTAAGAAAAGGATAACTTCCTGTGGCAGCTGATCCAGATCCGGCCCCGAACACAATCTCAGGGGATCCGGTAATTCAAGAGGCTCGGAAGAGATTTGATCGCTGCTCCGAGTGGGAAAGCACGGCTCGGATTAGGTTCCTGGATGATCTCAAGTTCCGCCATGGAGATAGCGAGAACGGCTACCAGTGGCCAAACGACATTAAGATTCAGAGGAATGAGTCCGCGAAGCCCTGTCTGACGATGAATATCATTCGCCAGCATAACTTGCAGATCTCTAATGCAGCAAAGAAAAACAAGTCCTCAGTCAAGTTCATCGCAACCGGCAACGGGGCAACTCAGGAATCAGCTAATGCTCTGCGCGATATTGCCAGGCATGTCGAGCACCAATCCAATGCACAGTCAGCATTCACGATTGCCAGAGATTTCCAGATCGATGGGGGCATTGGGTGGTTCAGACTGGTTACTGAATATGCAGGCCCTGACAGCTTTGATCAGGAAATCTTTATCCGCCCAGTCAATGATCCGCTGAGTATCTATGCGGACCCTGACACTCAGCAGCGCGATGCCAGTGACATGCGCTACGCATTTGTGTTTGACAACGTGCCGAAGGACTTATTCGAGGACATGTATCCAAAGTATAAGGGAGTGCTGAGTCAGACTCCCCTCGGCATCACCAGTGTGAGTGACGACTGGTTGACTAAGGATGATGTGCGAATTTGTGAGTACTTCCGCAAGACCCTAGACGATGATCAGCTGGTGAGTTGGATTAGCGACTCTGGTGAGCGCGATATGTTGTTGAAGTCCAAGATGCCGAAGGAGCTGTATGATGAGCTGAAGGAGGACAAACTTACTAAGATCAGGGACGTACAGCGAGAAGTGATTGAGTGGTTCCTTATCGTTGGAGAGGAGATTGCTGACAAGACTACCTGGCCAGGAAAGTATATTCCCCTTATTCGAGTCCTAGGGGAAGAGACCGTGATCGGGGGGATACTGGATCGCAAGGGTCACACTCGGGCGATGAAGGACGCTCAGAGGATGTATAACTATAATGCCTCGGCCCAGGTTGAGTTTACCGCCTTGCAAGGTAAGACTCCCTGGGTCGCCCCGGCGGCCGCTGTGGAGGAATTCGAGTCTATGTGGAACACAGCTAATAGGACCAATCACTCGGTCCTGATCTGGAACCATCTAGACGACGAGGGGAATGTAGTCCCACCACCATTCCGCACTGCACCCCCGACTGCCAGCCCGGCCTATCAGGCTGCCATGGAGACTGCCTTCAACCAGATGATGATGACGTCTGGGCAGTATCAGAATGAGATGGGGATGGTTGGGAATGAGAGGACTGGAGCCGCGATTGGCAAGCGCCAGGAGCAGAGCGCCACGGCGGTCTATCATTTCCAGGACTCATATGAAGAATCCTTGATCAACCTGGCACGCCAGCTTATTGACCTGATTCCTATGGTCTACGATACTCGCCGCGTGCTGCGTATTCTGGCTGATGACGGTACTGACCTCGAAATGACTATCGATCCTACGGCCCAGCAAGCTTACTCTCAGCAGATGGATCATAATAATGTGGTGGTTTCTCGGGTTTTCAATCCTCTACTTGGTAAGTATGATGTTGCACCGGGGGTTGGGCCAGCATATGAATCCAAGCGGGAGGAAACCGTCGAGGCGCTTGGTCTCATTCTTACACAGAACCCTGGGCTTACCGCGATTGTGGGTGATCTTCTGCTTAGCAGCATGGGTTTTGATAAAGCTGAGGAAGCTGCAGCACGTCTACGGCGAATGGTACCGCAGCAGGCACTAGGAAATGGTCCGACCCAGGCTGAGCAGCAGATGCAGCAGCAGATCCAGGCGCTGACTCAGGCACTGACTAAGTCTCTGGAGGCGCACGGGAAGGACAGGCTGAAGCTCGTGGGCAAGTCCGAGATGCGAGACATTGATGTCTACAAGGCCGAGACCGATAGGATTAAGGCCCTGCAAGATCAACTGCCGCTGGATCCTCAGGGAATGCAGGATCTGATAACTCAGCTGGTGGGCGATGCACACAAGACCTCTCTTGATTCTATTGTCGAGGCAAACAAGAATCAGCTCGGTGGAGATGACGTCGGGAAACCAGCGCTTCAGCCTGATGAACCTCCCCCAATTCCTGGGGCCCAGAAGGCCCCAGATGGAGAGTGGTACTTGGCAGATCCGACACGTAGAGGAAGGTATCTCCATGTCGCTCCGCTCGCACAGCAGCGCCGGCCGCCGGGTGGAGGACAGTGATGGATCAGACGCGAGTAGTTAATGGATATACTCAGGTTCTAACTCCTACTGGTTGGGAGATACAAGGTGCTGCTCCTTCATCTTCGGGTTCCACTACTACTTCGGATTCAGGCCTTTCTCCAGCTGCTTACAGCGTCCTGGCCAAGATCTCGTCGGGCGAGAGCCAGGACTATCATACCATATATGGTGGCCAGCAATTCGATTCCTTTGCCGATCACCCTAGAATTAAGGTCTCGATTCCCGATAGGCCAGGGCTCTACTCAACAGCGGCTGGAAAATATCAATTTCTCGCTGGTACGTGGGATGCCCAGGCCAGCAAGTTGGGACTCACTGACTTCAGCCCAAGGAACCAAGACTTGGCTGCCTGGGACCTTGCGCAAACTACTTATAAGAACCAGACCGGACGGGACTTGACAGCGGACCAGCAGGCGGGAAAGGTGGACTATAGCGCGCTGGCGGGCCAATGGCCAAGCCTGCGGGGCAGCACAGGGGCAAGCCCAAGTCCAAGTACCGGCACCAGCAGCAGCAAGTTGGGCGGCCAGCCGGGTGGTCAGCCGGCTAACCAGTTGTACTCTAGCCCTGATGAGGTCCCCCAACAGCCAAATCCAGCAATTGTGATGGCCCAACTGCAGGCCCTCGCACCGACTAGCAAGTTTACTCCGGTGGACTATGATCCCTGGAAGGTGGAGGGACACCTGTGACTCGCTGGCGTTGGATAGGGAGACTGTGTTGCTGGCTGGGGCTACATGCCTGGACTCAGCCAAAGGGAGTCCACGGCTGGTATAGGACCTGCAAACGCTGTAAGAGAATCGGGAGAACCTGAGTGCCAAGTCTCGAATTCGCCCCCCAGGACCAGGACTCGACTAATGCCCTCGGAGCTTATGCTGCTGGGCTGGCTCCGCCGTTGCCAGAGCATAATGCCCTGAGCGATCCAGAATGGATTAAGATCGGTCGGGCTGTGCTAGGGGCCACTGGGCAGGAAGCTCAGAATTTCGTGTCTGGCATTGGCAATGCGCTGGCGCTGCCGCATGATGTGATGACTGGGCAGGTGAATCCGTTGAGCCCTCAGGGCTTTGCTAGTGTGCAGCAGCTGGCGGGGATGCTGAGCCTAGGGGGGCTGACTGGAGGGGGAGAGGCTGGGACCCTCAAGGTTGGACTGGGAGGAAAGCCGACGGGGTTTGCTCCTTATTCTTTCGGCGGGAAGTTGTCAGGAATGGCTCCTTTTCTAGATAGCCTGCCAGATGAGCTAAAGGATGCTGCAGTAGATATTATTGGCCAGATGGTAGATAAACAACACTATGATCCACTCTTAGCTGCTCAACAACTGGGAATGCTTAAGGGGGGAAACTTCACTCAAAGTTCGTATAAAAATGCAACTAGCTCAATTATGGATTGGCTTGACAACAAAGAGGATAATGAGCTAGACCAGAAACCCTGGACAGCTCAGGCGAAGGGGCAAGCTCCAGCTCCAACCAACTTTAGCCTCGGCCATCCAACTAAGGCTCCTGAACTTCCAGTCGATTGGATCGTGAATGGTAAGATGGCGGACCCGGAGGATCCAGCTCATGTGGCAGCAGTAATAGATGCCCATGATGCGAACCATATTCCACAGAGCCATATGAGTGGTTGGTTCACTAGTAACGGTGTCCATCCTGACACCGAAGCAGCGGCGACAATGCTTCCAGCTAGTGAGGTTCCGAAGGCTACTCCACTCTACCTATCTGATGTGAAGCTTATCAACTCACTGCCGGAACACTTAGAGGAATATGCCTATCCAGTCATAGAATACGCAAAGCAGCATGGATCATATAATTATGCCGAGGCAGGGAATAATCTGGCGAAGCAAACAATGCAAGCTGCAACACCGAAAGGTATGCCAACTACTTGGACTAAGGAAGAGGTAGATAAGTTATATGAAGTTAGTCTTACAGGCATGTTGCATAATCAGACCGGCCAAGAACTAGACATTGCTCAGATGTCTGGAGCAGGAAAACCAGCGGCTCCAAAGGCTCCAATCACTAAACCTCTCCCTGCCAAGCCTCCAGCTGCCAAGTGGGCTACAGCCCCGTCCTGGACTCCACCAGACATAAAGTCTCCCGAGGAAGCAGTCTATCCGATTAACTTCCAAGACCTGCATAGCTTGTTCCGCCGCCCGGCCGAGGTGCCAGATCCGGCCTATCAGGCTCAGCTGGCAAGAGCTCAGTCTCTGGGCTTCAATACTAACCTTCCACTGTACAAGGGTTTAGAGACTGATCCTGGATTCGGCTCGCAGTGGAAAATGCCAGAAGAAGAACCAGCTTGGACTGACCCAGCCAGCAAACCCAATGAGCGTGGCATCTTTGCTGCGGATACTCCGCAGGTGTCCAACATGTATGCTGGTGGGCTTCATGCCGAGACCTTTCCTATGTTCGCCCGCGCGGACAAGCCATTTGCAGTTAACTGGCCAGATGTCGCTGGGGATCCTAGCTATGACGGCGGGGTGATGAGCAAGCTGATTGAGCATACTAGGAAGATAGGCGGGGATTTGCTGGTAGTCAACAATATCCGAGATGTGGGTGGCCCGCAGACCCAGTACGTGATCATGCACCCCAACAGACTCCGTAGTCAGTTTGCTGCCTTTGCTCCTGAGCATCGGGAAAGTCCAGTGCTGACAAGAGCTGCCGGGGTGCCGCTGGCTGGCCAGGATCAGGACCAGTCGGACCAGCCAGTGATTATCAAGCCAGTGCCTCATGATCCGTTCTCGACTAGTCTTCGGCCTGTCGGCCATGACCCATTTGACATCCAGCCAGGAGGACCCTGATGCCCAAGCCAATCTACCACTGCCATAAACTTGTCGCTGAGACAGCTCAGAGCATGGCCCAGGAACTCTACTCAACCATGATGAAGGACAATGACTGGTATGCCATCTGGAAATCTAAGAATCCTGGGGCGACTGCCAAGGCTATGCAAGCTCGATTCGTGAATGCAAATTGGGGACCATTGATTCCCCAAGCACGAGCCACGCTCGCGGCCATGTTGGCCGGACCCATGGAAGAAGGCTTGAAAGAGCAGGTCTTAGATGCTCTCATAAAAGACAACACGTTGAAAAAGCGGCGGAGTGATCCGCATATGCTCATCGGCCCAGCCAGAGTGCAATAGGAGAAACCCAGCTATGGACAAGGTGGAAAATGACCCCGCAGTGTCAGTTGATGCAGCAAATCCGGTGGCAGGAGCTGGAGAAACTCCAGTTGCCAGTAGTGTTCCCGCTGACGGCTCTGGGGAAAGTACTCCTGCTACCCCAGTTGTTGTCGAGGGTGGAGAGTCCACTGAGCCAACTGCAGCTGCGGTCGAGGACGGGGAGCCAGAGAAGCCAGTAGAGGACTGGAGGCACAAGCGGATTGCCAAGCAAGCTGCGCAGCTCAAGGAACTGCGTGAGGAGCTGCTCAAGGCTCGGCAGACACCAGATACCCAGCCGGGGGGGACGAAGACCGAGGAAGAGATTGAGAAGCTAGTCGAAGCCAAGGCTAGCCAGAAAGCAGCAGAGGCTCAGTTCAATTCCGACTGCAACCGCATTGCGGCCGAGGGGGCGAAGTTGTATCCTGACTTCGACTCGGTGATTAAGGGGCCTGATGGCCTCGCAACTGCGCTGGTGGATCGGGATGATCCGGTGAGTCTTAGAAACTATCAACAGTTCCTCGCTGCGGCCATTGACACTGGAGAGGCTCCCAAGCTGCTGTATGCCCTGGGCAAGGATCTCAATGAGGCCACCAGAATTGCAAATCTGCCGCCGGCCAAAATGGCAGTGGAGCTGACTAAGCTGGCTCTCAAGCCGGCGGGCGGTAAGACCCTATCTGCTGCTCCAAAGCCAATTACGCCGGTGGGCAGTCGCCCGGCAAGCCATGCAGCTATCCAGCCAGATGATCCAGAGAAGGCCGACAGACTTAGCACTGCTGAGTGGATGGCGCGGCGTGCGGCCCAGGTAGCAGAAAGAAGGAAGATGCACTGATGGAACTGGTAACTGACTATCCAGTCTGGCAAGACCATCCATATCAAGTTCCTCCAGAGATTGAGGTCCGTCGGGCTCCAGGAGCTGTAGTGCTCTGGTGGCCTAAGCACCAGATACATGTGGAGATTAAGAAGCCAGTGCGTCAAGCCGCTGTTAAGATTGGGTTGCTCAATCTAGCCGGCTGTGCATTTGAGAAGGCTCATCCAGGAGAAATCCTTAAGCTATTTCGCCGTAGAGCTACTACAGCTGTAAATGGTGAAGAGATCTCGGAGAAGGATAAGGCCCTTTGGGCTGAATATAATAAATTCAATTAGCTTGCTAGCCATCTGGGTCTTCTTGGGGAGACCTTAAATCCTCCTGTTGGGTTCTGAGCACCTTAAGCTCTGATGGGTTCTGGAGACCCTTATCTCCTGATCGGATTAACTAGCGCCTGATCCAGCGCGAAACCCTGAGTCGCCAGCGAGGAGCCTGGCACCATTTCCTGAAAGGATTATCCAGATGGCTAACACACTGCTTACCATTAACCTGATCACCAGAGAAGCCGTGCGCCTCTGGAAGAACTCTAATGCGTTTATCCAGAATGTGGATATGCAATATGATGAGAGTTTTGCGGTCTCGGGGGCCAAGATCGGCTCCACGCTGCGGATCAGACTGCCGAATGACTTCACAGTTACGACCGGTCCTGCGCTGAGTGTCCAGGATACTGCGGAGCAATCCACCACCCTCACCCTTGCGACCCAGAAACACGTGGACGTGGCCTACTCGACCGCTGATCGGACCCTCAGCCTCGATGACTACGATCGGCGAGTCCTGGCCCCTATGGTCAACAACCTTGCTGGCGCCGTCGCAGTTGACATCATGTCTGGTAGCGAGGGTGGCATCTGCAACTTCGTCGCGAACCAGGATGTCAACAACAATATCCTGAGCCCGATTGCCAGCACGTATCTGAATGCTGGGGCGAGCCTGGATCTCAACTCTGGGCCGATTGCCAATCGCAAGATTGTGAACAGCCCGAGAACTGAGGCCCGTGTGGTTGCAAGTCTGTCTGGCTTGCTCAATCCGGCCAGCGAAATCTCCCGCCAGTATGTAACCGGGCGCATGTATGATGCCCTTGGATTTGTCTGGATGAAAGACCAGACGGCCATTGTCCATACAGATGGCGCGCTGGCTCAGGGCTCAGCGACAGTTAACGGAGCCAACCAGACTGGACTTAATCTCACGGTCAACGCGCTGGCGGCCGGACTCAACGTCGGTGATATTATTACCATTGCCGGAGTCTATGCGGTCAACCGGATTACCAAGCAAAGCACTGGTGAGCTTCGCCAGTTCGCAGTGACAGCCAATGTGGGCGTCGGAGCAGTTTCGATTCCAATCTATCCCGCGCTGGTGCCCGGTGTTGGTGGTCAGCAGGTGCAGTATCAGACGGTCACGGTGAGCCCTGCCAATGGCGCGGCGGTTAATCCGACCAACGGCCTGACAGCTAGCACACAGTACCGCAAGAACTTCGCCTACGCGCCGGAGGCGGTTACGCTGGCTACTGCGGACATGGAACTGCCCAAGGGAGTTCATGAGGCCGCGAGGGATCAGTTCGATGGAGTCACGATGAGAATGGTCACTGATTACTTTATCGGAACTGACCAGCTTATTACCCGACTGGATGTGCTCTATGGCTATCTCTGGATCAGACCTGAGTGGGCAGTGGTGGTGGCTGACCAGATCTAAGCCGAGGAGGCACAGAATCATGGCGACGAAACGAGCAGAACTGCAAGCCGAGATTGAAGCTCGGCTTGCAGGCTATCCCCAGCGCATTGGCCTGGCGCATGTTATGCTAGACCAGGCTCATGATGCGATCAATCATCTGGCAGGGCTGGGCCTCGTGCTAAGGCTGGATTGGGCAGACTCGGAGCATCCCCATGCTCCAGACTTCGAAGAGTATCCCAAGATGCTCTATCACGATATGTTCCCGGCTCCAGTCACGGTCACGAATGAGGACATGGAAGCCAAGATGCTGAAGCAAGGCTGGCGGCTTACGCCGCTGCATACTCATGCTAGTCTTGGAGCCCCAGTTCCGAAGCCTGAGCCTGAGCCTGAGCTACCACTGGAGAGCCCTGATGCCGAGCAAATCTCGAAGTCAAAATAGACTGATGGAAGGTGTAGCGCATAATCCGGCTTTTGCTAAGAAGGTCGGCATTCCGCAGAAGGTAGGGAAAGAGTTCGCTGCCGCGGATAAGGGAAGGAACATCAAGGCCCTTCCAACTAAGAAAGGCAAGTAGTCATGGCGAGAGCTGCCAAACGATTCACGATCTACGACATGATGGAAGAGAAGGGAGCATTTGAGATCAATCCGGCGAACCAGGATTCGAGGGACCCTGAGACTAACGCATCGCTGTATAAAGGGCCGGTGCAGTATCCTAAGATGCTGTACTCCCCTGATGGTGATGAGAGGATTGTAGTTCCAGCTGAGATCATTGTGACTCCGATGGGGCCGAAGGCAGTGAACGAGCAGCGAGAGCTGGTCCATGTGATTGTGGCTGATGAGGCTGAGGAGAAGAAGTATCTTGCCCTCGGCTGGCACAATCATCCCGCCAAGTCCCTGGCAGCTGGCGGAAAGGCCGCGCCGGCTATGAGCAGTGACTCGGTGATCTCGGACCAGCAGGCTAAGATCGCGGAGCTGCAGTTGCAATTGGATGCTATGAACGCGGCCAAGCTGGCGGATCAGCGGGCTTCTGGCAACATAGTCAAGTCCAAGGGAGTCTAGCCCATGGCAATCCTCGAGCCAGGGGCAGTTACGGTTCTGGACATTTGCTCTGCGGCTTTGAAAGAGGCTGGAGTTGTAGGTGTAGGACAGTCTCCCTTGGCCGAGGATCTCAACGACGCCTGGGCACGGCTGCAGTTCATGCTGCAGGAGTGGGAGCGCAAGCGCTGGCTAGTCTATCATCTGGTTAATATTCTGGTGACTAGTACTGGGGCCTACACGTACTCAGTCGGTCCTGGGGGCGACTATGATACAGGAGTGCAGAGTGCCCGGCCAGACAAACTTGAATCTGGATTTCTGCGCCAGTTGACACAAAGCCAGCCGAATCAAATCGACTACCCACTGGAACTCTTGCAGAGCTTTGAGGACTTCAATCGCATTGCACTCAAGAAGCTAGTCAGCTTTCCAACCTATATTTATTATGATCCAGGTTGGCCTCTTGGCACTCTGCATATCTATCCAGTGCCTCAGGCCAATATCTATGGGGTCAATATCCTAATCAAGGAACAGCTGCCGAACCAGTTTGCAAATCAGGCAGTTAAGTTCAATCTGCCTTACGAGTACTACTCCGTGATGCTCTATAACCTGGCCCTGCGCCTGCGGCCGAAGTATGGCATTGGAACCTATCCGGGCGATATGGTTCCGGAGCTGGCGAAGAATTCCCTAAACGTCCTGCGCGGGGCGAATACAGCAATTGCGCAACTCACCATGCCAGCGGATCTGAATCGCCCTGGGATCTATAACATATTCAGCGATAGGAGTTACTAGGATGGCCTTCAGCATCATGAATTATTTTAAGAGCTTCATCCCCGGCTCACGGCTGGTGGATGGCGGAGACTGTCTGGCGATAGTTCAGATGAGTCTTAGTTCTCAGTCTGGACTCGTGGCTCATGCAGGTGGCTTGGCTCCACTGGCCACTCCGATCGTGACCTACATTGCTGAGTTCACTACTGTGGCAACTAACGCAGACTCAGCTGTGCTTCCACCAGCGATTGGCGGTAATGAGATCACAGTTATTAACTCTGGTGCGGCAAGTCTGCGGGTCTGGGCTGACCAAAATAATCCCAACAACGGCAATGTAGCGGATACGCTGGTAAATGCTGCAGGTAGCTCGGCTAACGGCTATGTAGACATTGCTGCGAATGGATATAATGTCTTCAGCTCGACTGCGATTGGTCGCTGGAAATCCCAGCAGAGCTAAGGAGCCCCGGCTTTGGAGCGCCTTCAACTCATCGGTGGATCCTACGTAGCGAGGAGCATTATAGCCAATGCTCAGCGCTGTGTGAATCTGTATCCAGAACGCAATCCGAAGGACTCTCCAACTCCAGTTACGCACTACCAGCGACCAGGCTTTCGCAAGCTGGTATCTGGGCCACAAGCTGCTGTGGTTCGCGGGCTGTATCGTGCCAGCAATGGCAATGGCTATTGTGTCATCGGGAATCGAGTCTTTTTCATTAGCCCTGGATTCTTCCTGACACAAATTGGAGCCTTGGTTAGTCCAAATAACAATCCAGTTTCGTTCATCGACAACGGGATTGATATCCTGCTGGTAGATTCGAGCCCGGTGGGCTACCAGATTCAAATGAGCAATAATGCGTTTAGCCAGATCGTCGATTCAACTGGGACATTTGTGGGGGCAACCAGGGTTGACTATATCGACACCTTCGTACTATGGAACCTGCCGAATACCGTAAACTTTGGATCTACTCACTCCAACTCGCTGATCTTCGATCCTCTCTACACCGCCGGCAAGGTCGGGTATCCTGATCCGCTGGTGACTCTGATGGTCAATCATGATCAGATTCTGCTGATTGGTCAACTGAAGGGAGAAATCTGGTACGATGCGGGGGGAGCACTATTCCCGTTTGCCAAGCTACCTGGGGCTTACATCGAACATGGTTGCGCAGCTCCATACTCTATCGCCTATCAAGACATCGCGGTTTACTGGCTTAGCTCTGATTTGCAAGGCCAGGGAGTCGTAGTCCGCCAGAGAGGATATTCTAATGAACGAATCTCAAACCATGCTCTGGAATACGCAATTCAACAAATGGCAGCAAATGGATCAATTACTGACGCGATTGGATACACATATCAGCAGGGGGGCCATGTCTTCTACGTCCTTATCTTCCCTAGTGGGAACGAGACTTGGGTGTTTGATGAATCAACTCAGGATTGGCATCAGAGGGCATGGACCGACCAGGCTGGGAATCTGAACCGTGATCGGTCTAACTGCCATGCGTTCATATATGGAACTAATGTGGTAGGAGACTGGCAAAATGGAACCTTATACGCGCTGGACCCTAATTATTATACAGATCAGGTTAGTGGGGATAATGGCCCTATCTCGTATATCCGAGGTTTTCCTCATATTGTGGCGGGAAGAACCTCTCAGGGGCAGATGGTTCTAGCCAACGGGCTGGAACTAGTGTTTCGGAGTTTCATGCTGGATCTGGAGTGTGGCAACGGCCCGGCGGATCTGAACGGCAATCCGCCCCAGGTTGGGCTTAGGTGGAGTGATACGAGGGGAAAGACTTGGGGGAACACGATCTTGCAGAGTGCAGGAGCCACGGGACACTATCTGACTCGGCCGACTTGGAAGGGCCTTGGGCTGGCGCGGGATCGAGTCTTCGAGGTAAATTATAGTTTTGCCGGCCCGGCGGCGCTCCAAGGTGCCTGGGTTGACGCAGAGCTAGCGACGAAGTAGGGCAAGATCTTGGCAAATCCAACTCCACAAACAGCAGTAGGCCAGCAGGGATTTCCAAGACCTACTGATCCACTGACGAGCGAGAATGGGCAGCTAGGGAGCGGGAACGAATTTGGTACTCCAGCAGCCGTAGGGCTCATTACTCAGGTCTGGTATCGATTCCTAATCGCGCTGGCGCAGTTGGTAAGAACTCAGGGCCCAGCAGCAATAGGGCAGACCCTAGCCGCTAGTCCGTTTACGTTCATAGCTCCGAGTTCGGGAGTGCTGGTAGCTAGCAGCGGCGCGCTGGCGCTAAGCCGAGATCAGGGAACTAGCTTTCAGGCTATTGGGTCTGGGACTACTGGTGGAGCTGTAAATGTGACCTACACAGATCAGGTGACTGTGACTTGGACCGGGACTGCACCTGTGGTTACGTTCTTTCCTGCTGCGGGAGCGACCTGATGGCCTTTGTGATTCTAGCTCTGCCAAGGTCTCGAACTAAGTGGCTCAGCACATTCTTGAGCCCACCGGGGCGGACTTGTGGCCATGACCTAGTTGCTGAGTCAGATGGAGCTAGGGACTTTCTTACCCGGCTCGAGGCGCTAGACGGCAGTTGTGAAACCGCTGCCATGTATGGCTGGAACAGAATTTACGAGGAAGGCCACCAGCTGCTGGTGGTGAAACGAAACCTGCTGGAGGTTCAGAGAAGTCTAGCGAGGTTTGGGCTGGACTGGGATGATCTACCAGAGCGCAATCACCAGCTAGATCTGGCAGTCAAGGTGACTGGCTGTCCGGTATTTGAATATCATGAACTCAAGTCTCAGGATGTGTGCGAGATGATCTATCAGCATTGCCTGGGGCTGACGCCGCAGCAGGGCTGGTGGGAATACTGGGACAAGCAGAATGTACAGATAGACATGGTTGAGAGACTAGTTAGGAACCAGATAAACCTGGCTAGGATCAATCGAACCATCCACGAATTGCGGGAGGGATGATATGGCAATCGGACTAGGGACTGCAATTCTTGGTGGGGCTGCGATCAGCGGAATCGGAAGCCTTATCTCGGGGATATTTGGCGCAGGAGCTAGTAAGAGTGCTGCCCAAGCCCAAGAACAAGCGGCGAACAATGCTCTGATGATGCAGGAGGCTAATTTCCAGCAGACTCAGCAAGAGACTGCACCATTTAGGGCTATGGGAACCGCTGCGGCTGGGCAACTGGGACAAGTTAATCAGCAGGAGCAAGCCCAACTACCTAGTCTCACTAGTGTTATCAATCCAAGTGTTTCGACTCTGCAGAACCTACCGGGGTATCAATTTCAGCTCAATCAGGGGCTCCAGGCGACCCAGAATCAGTACGCGAGTCAGGGACTGGGAGCCTCAGGCGCAGCTATGAAGGGGGCAACTGGGTACGCAGAAGGCTTGGCGCAATCGAGCTGGGCAACCTATCTCCAACAGATGCTTGGGCAAAATGCAAACATCAGTAATATTTATACTCAGGCTCAAGGCCAGCTTGCCAATCAAGCACAGATTGGAGCTAATGCGGCGCTGGGCACCGGGGCCTTAGGCCAGCAGGCCGCGACTGGAGCTGGCAATGCAGCCATGGCTGGTGGGGCAGCAAGTGCTGCCGGAACTGTTGGAAGCGCCAATGCGCTGATCTCGGGGCTCAGTGGAGCTACCAGTGCAGCTGGGACGAGTCTGCTGTCGGGGCCGTTAGGAAATATGCTTGGTGCTCAACAGGGACTTGGTGATATTAGCTCCCAGTCAGCTGGATTGTATGGAGCCCAAAATGGCCTCACTGCAGCAGACTATGGTCCTGGGCTCTTTCCTGGAGGGTAAGTAATGGATACAACAGCGCAAATGCCAGCACAAATGCCAGCGCAACCTCAGACCACTAAGATCAGTCCGCTTGACGTGCTGGGGAGCCAGTTTGATAAGCTCACCGAGGGCCTTGGAATCATGGACAAGGTCAGGTTAGGCTTCGACAGGCTGCTCAAGATGGCAGACACGGTCACGATGGATGACCTGATTAAGGAAGCAGCTGAGTGGACTGGTGCGGGGCTGCCAGCAGCTAAGGTGGCGAGTATCTTGGCCCAGGCTCCGGTTAATGGCGGAGGCCAGGCAATCGGTGACTGGGTGAAGAAGCAGGACCAGGACTTGACTCAGAACGAAACGATGCTAAAGCAGCAGTTGGAGGCTACGAGGCACCAGATGGGAGTCACTGCGTTGCATAGTCTGGGAGGCCAGCACGCTATGCAGATGGCGCAGCAGGGGCAGGCTCAGGCCCCCCAGCCGCCGGCTCCAAATCCAATGATGCCAGCAGGTCCAGGGCCTGGGGCTACTGCCCCGCTAGGAGGCTAAGATGCCAGATAATGCTATTGCGCTTGGGATCAATGTCCCGCAGCCGCCGGGGATGCTCGGGACTGGTGGGCCGCTGGGTGCTCTCGGCCAAGTCTCTGAGATCCAGAATCGGCTGAATGCTAATCAGCTGTTTCAGCAGAGCTTCCAAGCCAAGCAGATTGCCGGGCAGATTATCTCCCAGTCTCCTGATGTTGAATCTGGAATTGCTAATCTGTATAAGGATCCAAGGACTGCAGCTTTTGCCAGCGATATAGCCTCAAGCTATCGCCAGAATCAGGTTGCCCTGACGCAACAGCAGGGCATGATCCAGGGGCAGAATGACACAGCTATGAAAACGCTGATTGGAGGTCTTGGTCCTGCGATTAGTGATCCAAGTCAGTTTGATCCAATTATGAATAGGCTAGTAGCCCAGATGCCACCTGGTATTAGAGAAAACGCAATACCAGCTATTCAGGGTTTCTATAAAGCCTATGCGCCACTGGCGAAGTCGGACCCGGACTCATTTCGCAAGCAGGTTGGCGCGGCGATGCTAGGGGCCGGGATAGCTCCAGATGCCATCGGCAGTATCATGTCCTCGGGAACCACTCCGCCGACTCAGACTCAGCAAGGAGGAGGAGTTCCGAGTTCAGGGGCTGCCCAACTAGCAGGCGACGGCAAGCCACTGATCCCACCAGGGTTTGCACCTTCTAGCCCGAAGCTTGGCTCCTCAGCTATCAGTGGCGCGCCAGTGCTAAGTCCAACTCAGCAAGGAATCGCGACGGAACTGGGGAAGGATTATTCTGGGAAGGAGCTGGAGAATTTCCAGGGTATCACCCAATCCATGTCAAGCCTTCGCTATATGGATGCAGCCTATGATAACATGGCGCAAGGCGGTGGATTTAATGTGCCGGGAACCCTAGCTACCTTCCGTGGAGATTTCTCCAAGGCGGTTAATACACTGGCGCAAGCTACAGGCCAGCCACCGCCGTTTGATCCGACTAAGATAGCAAGTATTGAGGATTTTAATAAAGAGACTAAGAGGATGGGAGCCCAGATAACCAACAGCTTCTTCGGCGGCAGTCGCGAATCAGCCAGTGTGATCAATTCCATGACCGCCAGCGTTCCTGGGATTGAGAACACATACCTAGGTGGAAAGCTGTTGATCCAAGGTATTCAGGGTACCCTCCAACGCGGAATTGACTGGAGGAATTTTGAGAATCAGTGGCAACAACAGAATCAGGGGAACTTAACTGGAGCACTGGAATCCTTCAATCAGCTGCATCCTGCACAAGATTATGCCAACAAGGTCCTCAATCAATTCGGAATGAACGAGAAGGGATTTCAGAGTCCAGAGGCAGTTAAGAGTGCAGTTACTGCTGGTTATCTGACCCGAACTGAAGCCTCGGGTATTCTCAAGCAGCAATTCCCTGATCAATTCCACTAGGAGCTAGGCTATGGCAAGCCAGAGTGCAGATGACTTTTTGACCGGAGTTTCCAGTCCGCATGACGCAGTGCCTGCTAGCACCAGCACGCCGGCGGACCAATTTCTGGCTGGAGTGGACTCGCCGCTGGATAAGGGAGCACCTGCTGCAAGTCCTCCAACTAACTTGGCTCGTATGGGCCAGATCATTGGCAATAGGCTTGAGGCTGGAGCAACCGGAACCCTGCTGGGGGTTCCACGAATGCTGCAGAACCTGCTACACGCAGCGCCAATTACATACTCAAGCGGCCCTGGACAGACTAATCAACTTGTTCCGGAGAGTCCGCTGCCGAGCCCGGAAGTAGCAAATTCCTGGCTGCAAGGTAAAGGACTGATGCCACCACCTCTAGCTCCTCAGAATGCAATGGAAAGATACGCTGGAGCTGCGGCTGGAGGACTCGGGGCAGTTGGACCCTTGGCAATGATACCAGGCATCGGGCCGGCAAGCGTCGCAGCTCAGGGAGCGGCCGGGGGGCTAGGTGCCCAGGCTGGGCACGACCTAGGGTTAGGGACTCCTGGAGAACTAGCTGGAGGGCTACTGGGTGGAGGTCTGGCTGGCGCTGTGGAGCAGGGGGCTCGGGCATTGACGACTCCTAAGTTGGCGGATATTGCTGCAAGACTTGGGACCAGTCAGACCCTAGACCAAGCTGGAGACTCGCTGCAAGAGGCCGCGAGAGACTGGGTAAATAATGTAGCTCCGGCGAAACATGCAGCTGCCTGGGCACCGGTAGATGCACTCATTCCGAAGGACACAGTGACTCCGCTGACTGGATTTCAGGGAACCCTGGCTAAGATGACCTCCAGTGGAGGAGACCTTCAGCCAGTGCTTGATGCCCTGAGACCGAGGCTGCCGAAGAAACTTGCCAATGCGCTGGAGACCTCGTTAGACCTAGGTGGTACTCCGACTTGGTCAGGTGCGCAGCAGATTCGGTCCGCGATCGGCGACGCGATGACTAATCCAAAGATTACTAAGGACATTACCCAGCAGCAGCTCAGCGCGTTGTATTCTAGCCTAACTGGTGATATGAGATCAGCTGCTGGAAGTATTAGCCCCGACGCTGCCACGGCGTTTGACTCTGCCAATGCTGAAAGCACTCGCCTCTTTGGCATCCAGAAAGGCCCGATGGCGAAGATCATCACTAGTGGCAACGAAGCTGATGAGAAGATCGCGCCGGGAACTGCGGCTCAACGACTGCTGACTCAGGGCCGTACTACTGGAGATACTCTGGCAACTCTTCGGCAGGAGATTCCAGCTGGTGTAGATGAGCTGGCGGCCTTTCAGCTGGGTAAGGCTGCCCCTAGTTGGCAAAGGACTAGTCCTGAGGCTCAGGCTGCTCTAGTCCCCAATCAGCGAGATCGAGATCTGGTTTCGAGCTTGACAGCGAAGCCAGCATCGACTCCCGCACAGCATCCGCAACTAAATATAATCGCTGGCGGAGAACTTGGGAATCTGGCAGGGCAACTCGCGACTCATGCTGGTTATCCTGGGCTGCAAGAAGGACTGGCAGCCGCTGGTGCACTAACCGGCGCCGCGATGCCATTAGCGCGAAGAGTTCCTGGGGCATTAGCTGCTACTCCTAAGGTAGTGCCGAGTTTGCTAGGTGCAAACTCGGTTCGGATAAATCCACTAGGACCCTAGGTCCTAGTCCAGGATAACCGGGCCTTGTGCCTGCGCTGCAGCTAAAGCTTTAGCTTGGCGCTCAAGGCTTTGCTGGACCAGACTAGCTAGCGCCGCAAAGTCCTCAAAACTCATAATCACTGCTGTGTGAACTGTCGTGTCTGCGTCTGGGAACCTCTCTCCGAAGCAAAGGCGAATCATTCCATTACCATAGTTCGTGCTGAAGAAGCAGTTGGAGAAGTATGCTGGGATGCTGGCGGGAAGGTTCCAGTCGATGGTGGGGGGCTGGTCGGTCATGGCTAGGCGGCTCCGTGGGGTTGCCTCAGGAAACGTGGGTTTTTTCGAAGGGAAATGCAAGGCGTGGTACGGCTTAAAAGCCGGGCGGCGGTGACGGTGCGCGGGCATGGTCCGAAGCCGTTGCACGCCTTCCCCGCGCAACCGATCACCCGCCGCGCCCGCCGGATCATCGCCGGTTATTAGCAGTCATCATCTGCTGCCATATCTCATATAACACCCAGTTGATATTCGCTCCTGTCTTGGGCGCAGGTCCTTCAAGACAGTCCGCAATTCGCCTAAGGGAAATAGCTATTGAAGCCAAGGCTCCTCCTGTATCAACCATAGCGATCTCTGGTTCCATACGCGCGATTGTGTCTAGATATGGATCTGGATCTGTCATCATTCCGCCCCATGTGTATGCTTCGGCCGAGGTATCCACATATCATCAGCCCCAGCCACGCGCGCGATCATATTACTCCGCTCGGCGACCATGATAAGCCTCTCGATCTTCTCGCTTGGCGCTCGTTCGCCAAGGAATCGCCAGAGGCTCTGGCCGTAGATCGGCTTCTTGCCGGACTTGATGTAAGTCGAGTGGGCATAGAGATGGAGTTCCTCAAGCAGCTGGGAGTCTGACTTCCCTATCATCTCTCGGAAGATGTCTGGCATTAGGCGCTCGGCATCGACTAGCCAAGCAATTGCTCGGCGCACGTCTACCAGCTCGATTAGGAGCTTGGGCGTCCGGGCTAAGACCGAGATGATAATGAGCTTAAGGACAAGCTGGGTCCTGCTTCGATTGTAATGGGCCAGCTTGGAGTGCTGAGGTACTGGAGGACCGCCGACTCTATCCCAGTCTGCAATAGCCTCAGCAGCCTCACGCGTCCAGCCAAGCTGGCCGTAAGCTGTGGATAGTTTGGTAAGTCGTGCGAGTAAACGTCCGCGAATCTCAGCGCTCTCGGTATTTTCATAGAAAAGTTCCTTGTAAGGGGCCTCGGAGGAGTAGACCATTATTAATCGCCTAGCAAGGCCGGAGGCCCAGGCTTCTTCTGGAAATGTGCTAGCGAGGAAGCTGGGCTGGACTCCACCAAGGATATTGAGGCAAGGAAATTCGATCTTAAGTTCTCGGACCGAGCCAGTCCGCCTCGATTCCTCGTGTAAGTCCTTGTTGCACCAGATTGAGTTGAGGGAACCGATGTACTCCATATCGTATGTGGGCATTAGTACTGAGAATTCTTCCGCCGCCACCAGCAGTGAGTGTGATATAAGCGGCGGTCCGGAGGGGGCCAAAAAGATATTTTTTGCCTTGACTAAGGTGTCCATTAGGCTGGCTTTGGTCATCGAGTCTGGAGCTACTCGATAGGCTGGAATCTTGGTCCCTGGCTGGCAAGATGCTGTCCATAGTTCCCTCACGGTTTCGATAATGAATTTTCCAACGCCTGGCGGAGCGACGAGCAGAGTGTAAAGGTTCGGGAAGGCAAGTCCACGACCAGTTTTGATCCAGACCCGTCGCTCAAGGGCACCCGCCAGCATACTGATAGCTGACCATTGTCTAAATATGTCAGGGCTACTGGTGCCTTCGGTGTAGGCCAAAAATTCTGCAATGAAATCGGCCGAGGGCTGAGGGTCTTGCGGCACATGGAGGGTTCCTTTTTCTTGTTTCGGCAGGTCTAGCAAGGCAGGCAGCAGGCTAGAGCATTATGGTCTGGAGGCCAGTGCCACGGACACGAAGGTCGGGCTTAGCTGGGTTGAATTTGGCTAGGCCTAGGGGATTCTTATCTGGCTGCTTGGGATCGAAGTATCCCCAGTTATATCCAATCTTAGCTTCACCCGGCACGCTATATCGACGGCCGCTAGGGCTGAAGATAGGGATGTCAAGAAGTCTGAGTGCTTGATTGATAATCTGAGTTGTGGTCTCGTGACCCAAGTCAAGAAACTGGAAGGTAACTGAGTCAAAGGTCTGTGCAAGGAGCTGGACATGGGGCATTTCTTCCCAGATGCGATAGAGGCCAAGGTTCATGCGCTCTGCAGTCATGGATTGAGGAAGGAACGCAATAGCCTCGCGAAGAGTCGTGTCATCCCCAGGTCTTCCGAAGAAATGTCGCCGACGGCCGAAGGGAGTGGTTATCTGGCGGGTGGTCTGAAGCTGGGTTGCTGTCCATTGCCACCATTTCGGAATGCATGGGTAAGCTGGATAGATACCCGACTGGCTTTGACTCTCCTGCCGCCCACGGCAATACCTGGCCTGGAACTCCTCCGCCAGTCCCAAGGGGATCTTAAGGCTGCGCGACATAGTCCAAGCTGTACCAAAATAGTTGGTAAGATGACCTCCTCGTTTGGCCATATCCCGATAGGTAAAATCTCGGTAGAAAATCCTGTCAGCGGTCTTGCGGTCATTGGTTTTGTCTCCAGTCCAGGGAAGCTCAGGCCAGATCAACTTGCAGTTGTTGGTGTGGAGATCACCAGACTCACAGGCGTCTAGGAAGGTCCAATCATCGAATAGGCAACCACAGATAAATCCTACGTCTCGGGCCTCGACTTGTTCCAGGTCGATGACACAGAGCTTGTAGCCTGGATCGGCTACGAATGGATACTTGCATCCTGGGGCGATGTTTTGGCCATTTCGGCCAGTGCCAAGCGCAGATCTGCTGCTTGATGGGCGGCCAGTCTCGGTACCCGCGATATTATAAGAGGCTCGAAACCGCCCATCCGAATCGATTTCTGTCTCGAAGATCTCCACTTGCTTTGTATAGTCTCGTATCGCAAGGATTGTGTTGACAATCGGTCGTGCAAGGAGGTACTGGTCATGGATTTTCTCCAAAGCCTCTCTGTTGACACTGAGCTTGCGCTCGCCCTTTTGGCTCAGCCAGATCTCTGGTAGGCAAAGACCACGCTTGCCAGGTTCGGTGGAGTAGAAGAAGTCCTTGAGCTGAGTTGGACTGGCAGCATTCAGACTGCTCCACTCTTTCGTCTTAGTATGCTTAAACTGGTTGTCCCAGATAGCTGAGGCAAACTCGTTTAGCACCAGCCGGAGTTTAGCTATCTTATCTCTGAGTTCCCCTGCAGCATGTCGCCGAGCGTATTCGTCAATAGCGAAACCCCTAAACATGATTTCAAGATAAGGAGCTTGGAGCGCACGTTCAAAGGAATAAATAGTCGGTTGTGGGTGGATTGCGTTGATTTCTTCAAATATCTCAAGCGTGAGGCAGCAATCAAGTCCGCAATAGGTTTGCAGGTTGCTAGATTCGTCAAGACGGGCATGGGCTAGCTCCTCAGTTTGAATTATGGGCATGGCGGGTCTCTGGCATCGAGAATTGTCCTAAACTCGAATGGAATGCCGGCGGCTTCGTAGAGTGCTCTGGCGTTTATCATACCGGAACTCCAGCCGTAGTCAATATAGAACGCAGCTAGATGACAGACCTGACGCCAAGCAAGGCCAGCGGAAATTCCAAGTGCTCGCTCGACAGGGACGGAGTCATCCAGAATGTCTGGCTGGGTGAATAGCAAGTGGGAGGCGATTGGCGCCTCACCCCGCAGCACGGAATGGCGAACCGCTAGTCGGGCATAGGCTGTGTTGCGTTCGATCTGGCCAGCGTAGGGGGATTCGATAATAACTAGGGTCTTGGATATTTTAATTGGCATGGCTGTGGCTCCTATCGTTTGTTCCAGATCCAACGGAGGATAGACCAAAGGCCGATTAGGTAGATTAGGGCGTTGAGAATCTGGAAGCTACTCATCTCGCTTTTCCGTGTCTGGCTTGAAGTGCCGCATGAGTTTCCAGGCAGGCTCGCTGGTGTAGATACTGCCAAGAAAGCCTAGGCCTTTCTGGAGTTCGGGAAACAGGCTATGATGCAGCAGCATGGTGTCGTGATGGTAGGCATTAACTCGTAGGCCCATGCGTAGTAGGTACTGGAGGTCGTAGACGAAATTCTGGCCTAGCTTGGGGATTGGACTGGCTAGGAGCTTCGCTACCAGATCCCAAGCGTACAGCTCGCCAGAGCTGTCCAACCAGTAATGCCATCCTGGATTCGTCTTGTTCAAGAATGGAATTACGACGGCTTCGGACTTGGACCTCGCGAACCCAATACATGTAATTTGAGAATAGGCCGTCTCTATATCGCAGCTGAGCAACGATGGGGGGTGTGCTAGCGTCCATTGGACCCAATCCTCCAGTTCCACCAGCGTTGGATTGATAAGTATCTTGCGAGCTGGGCGAATGATCTCGCTGAACTCCATTTCCCTTCTGGCTTTAATAAGGTCTGCAACAACAATGCTTCGCCAAGACCAGTTTCGCAGAATCCCAGCCGGGTGATAAGTGGGGAGAACCTTGCAAGGGCTGGAAGTTCCCTTGGCAAGACATAGGGTTCCTCGAATTGTAGATATTCCCGATACCCCGGCCACGGCCCAAGAGGCTGTATTACCAAGTGCGACGATGAGGTTCGGGCGGTAGCGCTCGATCTCGGCCATGAGACGCGAGATCTCAGCTCGAAATTCGGGTTTAAGGCAGCTTTTGCCCGGAGAACCCGAAATGCGATAGAGCGGGAGATCGTAGTCAGGGCTGGCGGCGGATTCTTTCTTAGTTTCGAAGAGCTGACTGATGTCATTGTTCGCTGGCCTTAGGTTGAATACATTGGTGAGGCCGATGCTGGCAGCTGCTAGCCAATCTTCCCTGCGCTTGGCCCAGGCGGGGCCGTATTTGAATAGCTCCTGGATCTGGCAGTGAAGCTCTGGTTCAAGATCTGGCATGGCTTCGCCCAGGATGCGGAACAGTTCCTTCCCAGCTTCGCCTACGAAGGGCTTGCGAATATCGGCCTCGTTGCCCCCAAAGGCTTCGCCAACTAGCAGAAGCTTGGGATTTGGAGGCCCACAGTAAGCGGATATGGGTTCGTGGGCCGTCATACAGGTCGGCCCACGGGAGCAGGGTCGATTTGGGGAGCCTCGGGTGTCGCCACGTGGGCCGTTGGCCAGACGGGGGCCTCGTCAAGCCATTCAAGGTCATCTTCGGACCAATTGCGGGAAAGACGCGGAATATCCATCGGAACCTTTCGACCAAGATATTCATAGTTCGCAAAGCGATTGATACGGAGAGAGACGGCTGGGCGTTCGGCTTTTGGGTACTCAGAGTAAGGACGCCAGAACCCTTGACAGACTGGAGAACTAGAGATCTCTGGCGCAGGGGCCGGCAGCCGTTCCCGCTCAATCACTATGGCTTTTAGCAAAATGCTATAGACAATTAGGTCATCAAGCCTTCCAGAAATAGGCTCAGTCCGTAGGCGGGATCTTCCAGCTCGAATGTCACTAATATACTGTGTAATGGCAGCCCAATGCTTATACGTGTATATCCACCAGACCTCCTCAGCTGGGACTCCAAGCTCTGCGCCGCCGCGCCGAAAATTTGCGAGGCGATCGGAATCTCCTGCGTACTCGGCGCCTTTAAGGCTAGCGAGCGACTTAATCTGGCTAATGGTAGCCTCAAGTAGTGTGTCCCATTCAGCATGACTGAATTTCCTCAGATCGGGGGGCAGTTGTGTCATAATTGGTCTCCTGGATTTGGCTACTGGTGGCCCGCTGGCGCTGGAATTTGGCATAAAGGTCAAGAGCCTGTCGGATAATGTTCGATCTGGTAGTTCGGCGGATGCGAGCCTCCTGGATAATAAATTTGCCCTGCTGGCTGCTGATACACGCTGTCATGCGGTAGAGGTCTTGGGCTGGGGCCTTGCGCTTAGCTAGGCCGAGATGAGTGGCCCGCCGATCGACTGTGGTGATGCCGATTCCTAGCATCCAGGCGATCTGCTTGCGAGACATGGCTTCAGACAGGAGGATGGAGTCTTCCTGTGGAGTCCAGATATGATCTGGTCTCTTGGGCCGGCGGCTTTCTGCTCTCATAGTGAGGCTCTCCTAAGGCTGCGGAACTTGCGTAGGGCGCGAGTGGAAGTCTCGAAGTATTCTGGGTCGATCTCTAGGCCTAAGACTTCCCTGGCTCCGAGGCTCTCGGCAGCGCGGAGGCTACTGGCGCTGCCACAGGTTGGATCTAGGAAGCGAGTGTTAGTATCCACTAGCATAGTCATGAAGTGGCGAAGCATGGGCTCGGGTTTGCAGCTGGGGTGAAGACTCCGATCGGAGGGACTTACGTATGCGTCCGCCATCGGCTGGACAAGGTGTTGATCTCCTCGGCTAAGTAAGAGGCAAGTCTCGTAGATGTGTCGGGGCTGTCGGCGAACGTCGGTAACCAGCCCAGAGTTATCGGACTTAACCCAGACCAACGGCAGATCAAAGACTCGAAGGCTGGGAGCATTTGCTCGTATAAAGTCTTTGGTCTTAGCCTCTCCATCACGGCGGCCGGAGTACCAGAACATGATATGCCCGGCGATGGACATAAATCTGGAGAGGTTCTGGCAGAAGCAGGTAAGGAGTTGCCAGTAGATATCTTGGCTATCGTCATACTTGGGGCCTCCGCTGCCACTGGCCTGGCCGCCGGCAAACACGTCTATGCCGTAGGGGAAATCACAGTGGATTAGGTTGAACTTGGGACCAGAGTAACTGGGGGCCCAATCTAGAAAACTGAGCTGGTGGATGGAAACAGCTGGCTGAGCCGGAGCTACCAGATCCGAGATGGATGCATCGCCGAGTGATGGCGCTGGGGGAAATCCATTACGGAGACTGCTGCTACGCTCTCCAAGACTGACATCTGGATTTGATCCAGCTGGAGAATCGGGCTTAACAACCAGCTCCGTTGTGTCGAACATCTCCTGAAGGGCATCGCCGATGGCTCTCTGGTCTCGGCGAGTGAGAGTATTATAGGCCTCGGCATAGGTACTGGCATCGGAAATCTTGGGATCATGGAGGAACTCGCTGATCTTTAGGTATTTGCTGACGTGGCCTTTGGTTAGACTCAGGGCCTCAGCGGTTTCAGTTAGGGTCCAGTCGGGATTCGAGTCCAAGTATAGTTTATGGATTGAGGCAACAGCTCCGACAAGTTCCTGCCACTCGAGATCCCGCCGTTTGATATTCTCCTCAAGCTCGAAGATTGCAGACTCGGTAGGGCTGAGATCGCTGGCGAACCGCACGGGTATATCCGGAAGTTCGAGTTCACGAGACGCCTCAAGCCTGCGCTCCCCGGCCACGAGATATATTCCAAAACCGAGGGTTCCATCACGAGACTCCACTATGATTGGATTGATGACGCCGCGGAGAGCTATGGAACCGAAGAGGCCCTCGGTTTTGATCTCTCGGCGCTGGCGGGCTTCACGGTCGACTAGGATAGAGGTCAGTGGCAGGCGGCGGAACTCGTCAGTGATGGCCATGGGGAGAGGGTCCGGGTTGGAAGCTGAGGGAGAATTGGGGGGCAGAGCGCCCCCCAACTAGTTACTGGCAGAGCCTAGACTCCGACGACCTTGCCGACCTGGTTGCCAAACTCGCCGGACTTCTCGCTGAGGTACTGCTGGATTTCAATCAGCACCTGACAGCCGATAAGTTCCGGCAGCACGTCCTGGATCTGCTTACCTGCTAGCTCCAGTCCGCAGCCCTTCATGAGGTCCGTAAGGCGCCAAAGAGCGTCCTGGGTCAGGAAATAGTCTCGGCGGAACTGACGCTTGGACAGGTCCACATCGGACTTGGAATGCGAGGCTCCTTCGGAGTCAAGCCAAGTGTCCTCGGTGGTGACTGCCCAGTCAGTCGGGACTAGGTTGAAGCGAATGTAGGGAGTCTTGTTTTTGTTGGCGTCTCCAAGTTCGTACTGCTTAATGATGCCAGGATAGTCCCCGGCCGGGAGGATCGGGGGCTTTTTGATGGAGTCGAGAGGGACTGAGAGGAGTTGAGAAAAGTCAGCTGCCATGAGAGTTGGTCCTGGTGAGTGGGAGGACGAATTTGCCAGCGTCCTCCGTTCTGGCATCAGCAGCAAGGCTGCTAGATCTGGAGAGAACTGCGTGGGAGAGGGTATTGATGAATGGAAGCTCGAATTTGTTAGTAAGATCCCAAGCGAAATCTCTCCAGGTAGTGGAGATATATTTCCCAAGAAAAGGATTGGTGGGTTCTCGGCCTAGAGCCTTCATCTCGCCCTCACATCTGCAAAGTAATCTGCAAGTCCGGTTTCGATCGGATATTCGGCCTTGACCCGCAACGGCGCGGCAGACTTGAGTTCGATCATATCGCTGGTATTGGTTAGGATCATGCGTTTTTCGAGGCTGCCTTGCCCGCTGGCCTTGACTCGAAGGGCGTGGTTGAAGTACTGGCCAACTTTTGGCCCGATGGCCTTGCCGATGGTCTGAGGGAAGCCACGAGTGAGCTGGGAGCCAGGCATCTCGCCGTAGGCTATATGGCAGATCATGATGATATTAGTGTTGACTGCAGAGCTGTATAGCAGTTCCAGTATACCCTCAACGAGGTTCTGTGACTTGAAGTAATGCGATTGCTCAAGAGGAGCGAGCATTTTGCCCTCCATAGCCCGTATGTAGTTAAGGGCAGCGCGGCTGAGCCTGGAGAGCCCGTCGATAACGAGAATATCCTCTGGTCCCCAGTTGCTGACATTACCGAAATCGGAAGTTCCATCTTTCCAGGCTCCTAGCTGGGTGGTGATCTTTTGCCAGGCGTCGCCGCGAGCTATTAGGTTTGGTCCCTTGACGCTGACTGACTCGTCAATCTCGACATAGCTGAAGCGATCGAGGACTGCAGCTGCCTGTTCGGCAGTCCAATGCCCTGGGTTAGCACGGGTATAAATAGATTTCGGGTTGATAAGGAAGTCTTTAATAATCTCCGCTCCCTTGTCCAGATCCAGGAGCCTGACGTTATAGCCAGCGGCCGCAAGGCTACACAGTGCGCCGGTCTTGCCGGCTCCCGTATGGCCGAGGAGCAGCATCTTGGTGATTTGACTGGCTGGGTAGTCGCGGAAGTTGGGCAAAGGCGTGTATCCTAAGTTGGAGGGCTTGGGTCATGTCTCACCTCGGGCTACGAGTGGATCCCAGACCCGGCGAGTGAAGTTGGCTTCTAGCCAAGTCTGGCGGGCTACGGGACTGCGACTGCAGACCTTGCGAAATTGGCAGCCACCGTAGACTCCACAGCTCTTGTCGTTCTGTGGCCAACTACCAGTCGCAGCACAGTGCTCAATCTGAGCTAGCCAATGCCCGGCGCCTTCGTACCACTCATTGATTTGCGCTTCGTCTCGTGTGATTGGGAAGCGAGAGAATCGGCTAAATCCGACTCCAATCTGTACACCATCGATAATGAGGCCCGAGACAGGGATAGAGTACCCCACCCGACCCGCAAGAGCGTAAAGGGACATCTGGTTATCCGGAGTAAACTGACCAAAGAACCGTTCATCAAGGGAATGGCCAGTGGTTTTGATGTCAACGATGTAGTATTGCTCATGGAACCTCGCAATGCGGTCTAAGTGGCCGCAGAACAGGAAGGCTTCGCCGGTCAGTCGTGACCTGTATCCGCTGTCGAACCTGAAGCTAAGCTCGACCGCAGGGCGGCCATTAGCGAGTTGAACGGTTTGGAGGGGGTCATCCTGGCCGAGGGTATCGAGGTACCAAACCACGGTTCGGACAAGGGTGACCCGAGTCTTGATTGGAATATCGGAAAGCCACGGGCGGCCAAGCTCCGAGTTCCATGTAGACTGGAGGACTTCCCCCAAAGATTTGTCAAGGGCGTCCTCATGTCCTGCTCCCGAGCTTCTTGCATAGTCATAGGTCTCCCGAGCTTTATGCAGTGCAATTCCGAAGACAAGATGGGCGGACTGGAGGCGAGTCTGCCAGCCTTCCACAAGGGAGTAGTAGTACCGCCGGGGGCAGATTTTGAACTCCCCGAGGCTGGTGGAGTCGATGCCCAGTTGGAGGGTGGGGAGCTTGGTGCTGAAGCTGGAGTTGAGTGGGCGCGGGAGCAGAGCTGGCAGTTGGGCGCTCATATTCCCAAGTCCTCATCGCTCACCGGCTGCGCATCGGCTGGGGAGCTGAGAGCTATGGCCTTGCGGACCTTGGTTGGGGCACTGGCAGCTGTTTTCTCTAGCCGCTCCCTGTGCGCTCGGAGGGCTGCCACGATGGCGTCTCGGTCCTGACGCGTGAAGCCGAGGGGGTCCCTGTTCATGAGTTCCGTGAAGGACTCAGGGCTGGCCTCGGCTAGGATGGTAGTCTGGGGGAGCTGGTTGGACATAGCTGATTCCTCGGGGGCGGGCTGGCGGCTGGCTAGGGGCTAGCTGGTTGGCCTATTTCGCACTGGTGGATTAGGAGCTGGCGGCTTGCTGGGCTTAGGGCCTGGGAGTCAAATTTGTGCCCGCAGACTGCGATCCGTTCTTGCTGCTGTTGGCCACTTTGTTCCCAGGCATAGACGGGATTGCTGGGGCAATAGACTGGGCCCGTGTTTTGGCTCCAGCAGCCGTTGCCATACTGGTAGAGGGCCAGGAGTAGGAGAAGGGAGGGCAATGCAGGTGCCTCCTAGACTTGGAGAAGTGACTGGAGTTCTGCTGGCTCTGCCTCATCAATCCGTCTGATGGCCTTAGCCTTGAGTGCTCGCACATAGGCATGGATCATGCTCTTGCACATCTCCCCGGCTCCTATAGGATTGGGGGAGCTGATTCCGTAGGTGCTGGTGATGTAGGCCCAATCTTCATCAAATACCATGATATGACGACGGGATTGGGGCAGGGGAGATCGCTTGGCCATGGGTTAGAGTCCTAGGTCGGAGAGGGACACAGGTGGGAGAACTGGCTGGGGAGCCTTGGCTGGCTCTTGGCGCTTGCAGATCACGAGATCACCGGGAGCGGAGCTGCCGGATCCGCCCAGGGGGCTCATCCTGATTTGGAGAATCTCAAGGGCTGGGTCCTGGATCTCAGTCCTAGCTCGGTAGAGCCTCTGCCGCGCGCGATGAGGATCGTTGGTTACTAGCACCAGGCCGATGGGCTCCTGCAGAGCGAGGTATAGGATATCCTGTAACTCGGGATCAGTGCTCATCGATTTGCTGCCCAGAAAAGGATTCCAAGGAAGATTGCGGCCTGGATAATCCAGATGATGGTAGCTGTGTCAATGTGAATTTCTCCTGACATGCTCTGCGAATGGTCCGCTGGACGGTGAGGCCAAGGATGCTGTTAGTGCGGTCAAAGGGATTATCTGGGATCTGCGGTCCCAGCACTGGCATAAACAGCTTCATAGTCGAGCTTGTGAGTAGGTCCATCAGAGGTCTCCCAGCAAAGCTGCAAGTTCCTGCGCGGCTACGTCCTGGTACTGGGCATAGCGCCGGCGGCCGGATTCGATGATCTCGGCCTCGCAAGCTCGGGCGGCTATCTGAGCTTGGCTGGGAGGCGGGAAGCCCGACTTAGCAGCTTCAAGTTCTAGCTCGATGCTGGCCACTTCCCAAATCGCGGCTTCGAGAGTTCCAGGTTTGGGAGTTGGTGGACTTACTGTTGGGTGTGGCTTGAATTCAAAAGCTAGGTCTAGCTGGCTGATGGAGGATCTGACAGAATCGAGAATTGGTTGGGGAAGAATCTGCCCTTGACCAAAGGGCACCTGGGCACGGGCAACTAGCCGCGCGCCCTTTGCGCGGATTTGGTCAGTGCGGAGGGAATTGAGGGCTTGAGCCTCCCCTAGGGTAAGCTGGTGGCCTGGTTGGTATGGCTCGGAGAGAGTGAAGGTGTAGTGGAGGACTTTTATTTGCATGGGAAGGCCCTCGGAAAGGGAGATAATAGCATGGGGCGGAGGTTTTTTCAAGAAACGTGGGGCAGAGCGTGGGTGAGAACGTGGGTTTGTGGGTCGGGGGAACCCTTCCGCTCATATCCCTAGATCCTCATCACTAATAGCCTCACTGGCGATTACGATTTCGTGCCCTTGGCCCTTGGTGATACTGTGGCCGCTGGAGCCGAGGGCTGGCGGGTTGAGGGCCCAGCGGGACTTGAGAGTCGATTCTGGGTCCAGGGCCCATTCCTCAAGCAGCTGGGAGATCTGATGGTACCCGATCTGGATGGTCTGGCGGCTGAAGCCAGTCCCAGTGAAGTGCCATAGACTTATGTCTAGGGTTCCACTGCCCTCGGTTGGCCAGACCTCAAGCCTGGGAAGGGAGATCAGGGTTCCAAGCCAGCAGGGCTGCTGATTGAGAAGCCGAGGGCGATCGGGGTCATGGTAGGTTGTCATCAGCTAGGCTCCTATCTGAAGTCAGCAAGGTTGGCCAGTATCAGGGTGTGTTTGGACCGAGTTTCGGCCACATAGCGTAGATTCAGCTCTTGGGCCATCTGAGCTGGGTTGCCCTTGGCTTGCTTTGCTGGAATACGCCAGGGATCGAGATGAAGGACTAGGTCCCACTCGAGTCCTTTGGCCTTGTGGATGGAGCTAAGGGTGATCTGGCCAGACTCTCGCGCAAATAGGCGCTCAAGAAGAACTCTAACCGTGCCGGCATCACGCGCTTCTGAGTTAGCCAGCGTAGCCCTGAGACATTCGGCTCGGTCAACAATCCCTGCAATTCGTTCCTCGTGATCATTTGCCCGCGCAAGGCTCGTCTCGTGAAGCTCCCAGTCAAGGATGGCAGAGGCAAAGCTAGCTGCTGGTGTGTTGTCATCGGGGGAAATCTTTCTGCTGAGGGACACTAGACCTTTGCCAATGTCACGGCCGAGCATTACTGGTCCGATGCCTCGTCGAATGAGCTTGAAAGCAAGACCAAGCAATGGTCCATTGTTGCGGCAAAGGATTGCAGCTGAGGATTCAGGACTCGGAAGGCTTTCCATGATTGTTGTAAAGGTCCATCCAGGCCAGGATTCGCATAAGGTGTGCTCGGGATTACGCACATGTTTAATCTGGCCCTCTGGCGCCTCAGCTGCGGCCCTAAAGCCAGGGGCATGGGTTTGCTGTCTTTCGACGATAGCATGGGGGCACCGATAGGTCAGAGTAAGGGGGAGGGACTGCCAATCAGGCCGAAGGCCCAGCAGGGTATCCATAGACTGGTGGTCCGCGCCACGAAAGCCATAGATAGACTGCTTGGGATCTCCACACACGATCAGTCTTCCGTCGGGCCGAAGGCTGAGGGCAAGTATTCTGTGGTTAAGTGGGCTGAAGTCTTGGGCCTCATCTCCCAGCACAACCGGGAATTTGGCCCATTTTCCTCCCAGGACCGTGGGACAATAGACCTGGTCATCGAACGATATAGTCCCTCTCTTCGCCTCGAGAATGTCTCGTTCGAGGGCCTCATGCGCAATGTCAAGTAAAAGTGCTGCATCGTCTGGGTCCAGGTAAAGTTGTTCGGCTAGGGATAGCCAGGAATCCTCGGTATCTGGGGCCATCGGATCTCCGATGTCTCCGGGAGTGATGCCAGCTTGCATGGCTGCGCTGGTGAGCCGACGGGCGGAATCCCACTGATCGCTGGTTAGGTCAAGCTTGCGGTCCTTGGAGATTTGGGTCACTAGCTTGCCGGTCTTGTTAGCGTCTAGTTTCCAGCTGGCGACTTGTGGATTAGCTCGGGTCCAGGCTCCGTAGCCAAGGCTGTTGATGGTCTTGGTGGTGAAGTTTCCTGCAAAGCGCTTGCTAAACTCATTTGCAGTTGATTTGTTGAACGCGAGGGCAAGAGCAGGGGATTTGATGGTCTCTCCCAGTAGCTGAAGTGTAGTGGTCTTGCCGCAGCCAGCATACGCGAGTATTCGAAGTGAAGCTGGAGAGCTGCGAGTGGATTGGATGATTGAGAGTTGTTCATCGGTTGGGTTCATGGGGAGGGAGTCCTTGGTTGAAGGAAGTAGGGCTTGGCCGCCTGGCTGCAAGCCATGCGCGGGCGCGGGCCTCAGGGAACGTGACCTCAATCGCTCCTGGTGGAAGCGCGCGTGCTTGACGCCAACGGGCGAGGTCGATGATCGGGGCGCTGGTCTCATCGGTCATTTTATGCTCCAATCTAAACCAAGGACACGTAGGGGAAGCCATACAAACACGATCATCGCGACGGCGAGAGTTAGGAAAGCGCGCTTCATTTCATCCTCCGCTGGTGCTCGACACAAAGGCCCTCAAGCCGGGTGCGACCTTCCAATGTTAGGGGGGAAAACTGCTTGGCTTGGTATCTGGCATGGCAATAGTTTGCTGGGTCGTCGGCGACCTGAGAATCGTGGACGGCACAGGTTGGAGCACCTCGCCAGATGCAGAGCGAACCGACTGGCAGGTCTGCGGCGCAAATAGGGATGTCAGTAGCTGGGCCATCTGCCCGTGCATGGGCTCCCAGCGCCAGCAAGAGCGCCAAGGCCAGCAATGGAGCCTTCGGAGGATGGGAATAGGCCGGAGGGTCGAACTCGTCGCCTCTAAGCTTCCTGGTCATCGTTGGCCTCCTTCTCAGCTGTCAAGGTTGGCGAACCATCAGGGCTGAAGCCTAGTCTGGCGCTGCGGAGCCCGGCAAATTCGAGGGTTCCAACAAAGCCTGGACCAGCTTTAAGCAAGGGTTTTCCCCCAGTAGCTGCCACATGTCCAAGGAGAATGGAATCTTGGGTGAGGATGGATACCAAGTCTTGCCCCATGCCAGGTAGGGCGAGTTCCAGGCCTGGTCTCTCACTGGCTGGTATATGCGAAGGGTCAACGTAGACCTGGATAGCATCTGGATCATAGGGGTTCTCCGGTTCGGGGACTAGGGACACTGGAGTTCCGGCCGGGAGGCTAGCGAGGATTAGTTTGGCCGGCGGGTGGAAGTGGACTCCGACGAGGAGGGATTTGAGCATGGGCATGAAGGGACTCCTTGAGGTTGTTGAATAACGAAGGGCTTAAGTGCCAAGAAGGGAGAGAAAAGAATGCAGGCAACTCGCAAGCAGATCGCCTGGATGTTAGGAAATTGCTAGGTCTTAAGTGAAGACCTAATAACTCATGGTATACTGGTCTTGGGCTGGCATGACTGGCATGGCTGGCATATGGCTTCATACCACTGTCTCCTCCTCAGCCTTGAGCCTCTCCATGGCCTTGGCTCGGCGCTCGGAGTGCCAGAGGTTCCGACACTTGGTGCTGCAGAAGCGCTTGTGTGGGGCCTTGGCTGGGCGGATGCCAAGCGCAGCCTCACACTGTGGGCAGCGAGAGTTCAGTATGCGAGGAGCTGGCTGGCGATCATGCATTGTGAGGTTCCTTATTATAGTTATGGTCTGGCAAGAGCCGGGGAGCCATAGCTGGCAAGCTCCCCGGCTCCAGCTGGTGGGCCTGGGGCTCAGTCCGCCGCGCGGCGATCTGCTTCAGGATTGTATTCCCGCTGCAGGATAACGTGGTGAGTTCCAGACTCGAGAGGCAGAGTCTGGTGCTCTCCGGTCGCCGAGCCGTCGCGGTTCACATGACCGACTTCGCCGGGGGCGTCGAGCAGCAGAGTGCCTCCGTAGACCGTTCGGCCAATCTGGCCCTCGAGATTCGGGTCACGGAAGTGCTCCACAGGCGCGAGGCGACCGACGATAGCACCATCACGGGCAAAGACTCGATGGGAGTGACCATGAGTTTCGCCCTCGGCGAGGACCGGGGCCGCGCTGGCGGGGACTGCCGGGCGAGACAGGTTCGGGCTGACCAGTTCGATCAGCACGTCGCCCTGGCGCACCTGGCCAAGGATACCATTGGGATTGACTAACATAGGAAGTACTCCTAATTACAGGCCACGGACCCGTGGCCTGGAAGTGCTAGCTTGGCACTCCCCAAATACGGGCCGTAGCCCGTATGGAGGAAGGGTCAAGGCCAGGAGCTGGGACCTAGAGTGGCATATCGTCCACGGCTGCTGCCTCGGCTGGCGAGGTCGGGGGGCGGAGCATGAGTGGCGCGTTGGCCTGGGACCAGCCCCGTCGGCGGAACAGTTCATCCACACAGGCGTCAAGGCTGCCGCCGGAGACAGCATCGCCGTTGTAGTACTGGTCTGAGACTCGGAAGGTGATTTTGATGTCCTCTGGCATGGTTCGGCCCTCGATGCTGATAACTAGGCTGAGATGCCCGGCGTTCTGGTCTGCGAAGCGAGCGGAAAGGGCGGCGGCAGTATCGCGAAGCATGAGTTCAAATTGGGTCATGGCTGGTGTCTCCTGAGTGCGCGGGTGAGGGAAGTGACTAGGTCCGGATGGGAACCCCAGGGGGAGTAAAGAGCTGGAAGCTGGACGAGTGTGTGGAAGGCTAGGGACCGAGCGCCTGCTAGCCCGCCCCTCAAGCCTCGTGGCTGGGGTTGTAGGTCTTGGAGGTTTTTCCGAATGTCCATGCTACAGCCTCGTGGGGGGTTTTGGTGCCGGGAGGGACTCGAAGCCAGAACTCGCGCCGGGGCCGGGAGGGTTGGCCGGGGTAGTGTTTGGTCCACCAAGCTTTGAAGATGTCGGACTCCGCGAACTGGGGTTCCTCCGTGCTGTTCCAGACCTGGACATATACCAGTGGCTCGTTGCTGCCGGGTTCCTTCATGGACCAGAGCTTGCCGAACCTGTCCTCGGCTATGGGTTTCGCCCCGGCGTCGAGCAGATACCTGTTGCGGCCGTAGAGGTCCATGAGGACTCGGCGAAGCTCTATGTTGCCCTCGGCTTGGATCTGGCGAATTGTGATGCTGGCGCGATCTTCGATCCACTGGGATGGAATCTGCACCCCGTGCCAGTTGTAGATTGCCCAGCCGTTGCGAAACTTGATTGCTGGACCAGTCTCGCAGTGCAGGTTGCCCTGAGCATCGACATGGAGTTCCTCGGCTCGGTCAGACACGATAGCTATGCCCTCCCATGCGGCCCACCAGCAGATGGACTTGGCAAGGATGGCCCACTGAGTGAGGGGGTCAAGAAACTCCTCTCCAACATCGACGTTGATCTCGCGCAGGAAGAAGTAATGGGCTTCGAGGGAAGTCCAATGCTGGGAGGCCCAACGATTGTTGAGGAAGATAGGACTGAGGGCTTCGCCAGGGCGATAGTTTGGATTGAATAGCTCGTTGGCTTTGACCTCGGCTGCGTAGATGCTGGGGACATGGATGATCTTAGGGGCTGGGAGGTTAATCAGGGCGTAGAGTCTGGTAATGGCCGCGTCGGCAGCTGGGAAGTCGGCTGGGGCGCAGCTGTAGCCGTAGGCGAGCCATTCCTTGTAGCGCTGGTCAAGGAGGGCTTCTTGAGCTGGGGTGAGGGTAATGGCGGACATATGGGAGGCTCCGGGAGTTGGGAGGGTTGGGTGATTAGCGAAGAACCGCAAGGAGAATAGGAGAGGCTTCTGATTTGTCTATCCAGCTAAGAATAGGCTTTAGAAGTTCCTCCAGATTTAAGGTGTAGTCGTTGATGACATCCCAGCCATCATTGCCGTATATGAAGTCTACCCAGCCAACTTGGAGACCTTTGTCGTTGAACAGGTATAATGTGTCTTGGTCTGTGGTGAAGAGGGCTTTGAGGATTTCCTTGTGGTTATCGCTTTGCTGGATGGTGTCCTCTTCCCCGTCATTAACTGTGAGATCGTAGTCAGCAGCAAGGGCGGCTGAGACAACCTTGGATACAATGGTCTTTTCGACCAGAAGTCTGGCTTGGACAGTTAGATTGGACATATGGGAGGCTCCGTGGCTGGACTGGGGCTAGGACTGGGGAACTTGGTAGGCTGGCGTGAGCCGCAACCTAAGCTCGGCTTCGATTCTGGCAACTCCGTAGCGCAGCGTCGGCCCGTTGGCGTGGGAGATTAGGCGGAGTGCCCAGAGTTCGAGGATGGGAGTGGGAACTCGAGCTAGGAGGTCAATGAGGTTTGGCTGGCAAGTGGGCTGGCAAGTTGGCTGGCAAGTTGGCATGGCTGGGGTTCCTTGGCTGGCGTGGACTAGATTCCGAGATCAGCTTCGCTGACCGGCTGGGCCGGACGGACTATCTTGGCACTGGAGGGATTGAGCCTCCGGACTGTGATCTCGCCGCGCTGGACGCTGCTGCGTACTATGGTAGTGAGCTTGATCTTGGTGCTGCTGAAGCGGCCCTCAGCTTGGCAGTGAGGGCAGCGGCTATCAGGGAAGGTACTGTGCTTCGCCCAATGTTCGGACTGTTGAGAGGTCGGAGCACCGTCGGAGCCGATAGCATATTTGCCCGTAGCTTGTCCCTCAAGAATACGGGTAAGGATCTGTGCTTCGTGGCCTGGCTTGAGGGTAACATAGCGGGGGACTCCAGTTGGACCCGGCAAGGCCATGCATAGGGCTCCCTCGGTAGTGAGGGAAACTAGGAGGGTCGGCCGAGGGATGCTGGGCTGGAAATCGAGCCTGGCTGGGGCGCCGAGAGCCTGGGTGATTAGGGCTGTGAAGTCGTCTGGGCTAGCTGGGTTTGGCGAGTTTGGCGAGTTTCCGCCGGTGCCTTCGGCCTGGGACGCTCGGAGTTTCCGCTTGGTAGCCTGGGTCATGGCTTAGCTCCGAGTTCACAATGGGCGATAAAGAGATCTTTGGAAAATTTTGGATTGCAATCTCCTAGGTTATCCGCGAAGGCGATAATCATGAGGATCCAGTCTCGCTCAAGTTCCCTAAATACCTGCTTGTAGCTGCGGCCGATGATGGTTGTTGGCTGGATAGGTTTGCGCTCGTGGAGGATCTGGGCGATGAGGATGTAGTCCTGGCGGGTCATTTTGTGTGCCTCTTGGCGAGTTCGGCTATGAGGTCCGCGTCGGAGAAGAACCTGAGGATCTCATGCTTGGCTTTGGTCCTGGACTCGATCGCGCTGGCGAGGTCCATGATTTTGTCCGCGAGGGACTGGAGAGGGAGGGGTCTGATGTCTTCTGCCGGCCTGGTGCATTCCGCCAGCGGGCTTGGAGTTGATCCAAGCTCTGCAAGCGCTGGCAGTTGTGTTGGACTGGATATTGGCCATGGCTGGCTCCTAGTCGATACCGTTGCCGGGATAGTTGTCAATTTTAGACAGGAACCAAGTCACGGCGAAGAAGAAGGCGAGGTAGATGAAGAATTCCATGACTCATACCTCCGCAAGACCGTGGAAATATAGACTGTTGGTTTCGATGGTAAATACCGCCCTGGTTTCGTCCCTGAGGTCCGCGAAGATGACTAGAGTGGCTGGGCCGCCACCTGGGCCTGGAAAGAATTGCGCCTGGCAGGGGGAGGGAACCTTTGGTTGAAGAGCCTGGCTGGGACTCCGTTGGAGCCGCTGGGACTGGTGATGTGGTAATTATAACACATGGCGTGGCAATGGCTTAATCACGTTTTTGTTATATTGTGTTACATTACGTGATCGTACTGGCGTGATCGTACTGGCCAGCCGGGTGTGGTCAAAGCAAGTCTCCAAGCTGGTCCATTGGGTCTTCGGCTAGAGGATCATGCTGGCAATGGGTGGTTGGCGAAGCCGCTGGCAAGCTGGCTGCTGCCATGCGTTGAGCTTCGAGTTCTGCCTCGCGCTCGATCTGGGTGATTATGTCTTGGGTTAGGCTAGTGGCTGGCGAAGCCGTGGCTGGCGAAGCCTCTCGGGGCTTGGCAAGCGCTGGCTTGGGAGTTTGGACTATCTCACCAGATCTGACTCGCCGCATGTAGTCTCGGCTCCAGCGGTTATGTTTAGCGCGGAGCTTGTATCTTTCCTCCTCGATTCCAAGAGTGATACAAGCCTGGGAGATGTTAGCTGTGGGATTGGAGATGATTGGCCAAAGGCTGGAGAGGAATTCGGCTTCGGTTATGAGTTGGGTCTCGCGCTTGGCAATTAGGTCTGTGACCATTTCACATGCGGTTAGGTACTCAAGCTCGATCTGGCGCGCGGCGGTGATTACGTGGGCAAGCCTGTCGGAGGTGATTGGCATGAGGGATTGGCTTTCTAGCGAGCTTCGCTCGCTGGTCTCGTGTGGCTGGCGAAGCCTCGGGTGTGATGTGGGACATTATAACGGGGTAAACGGTGATACACAAGATTACATGTGATGTTATTGACGTCATCCGACTTGCGTGGGTGCGTGGGCGGGTGCGTGGGTCAGTTCCAGAATTCCAGTAAAAAAAAAAAATGAGAAAAAAACCCTATACCACGGGGCCGAGCCGGGCAGTACTGGGGGGCAAGGGAGCCAGACGGAGAGAGGGAGTAACAACACATGCAACTGGAGGTATTGGTGTTTGCGGCGGAATGACGGGTAACAGGCTGGTTTTCCAAGGAAACGTGGGTTGGCGGGGCGCGAATCCGCCAGCCAGGCTTCGCCAGATACCAAATACCGCGCTGGGGTCAGATACCAAATACCGCCCAGCGGGGGCCCAGCGGGGGCCAAATTTCCTTCCAGTCTGGTCACAAAAGCGTGATCGAACTGGCCTTGGGCTGATGAAACGGCCAAAACGTCAGCCCAGCCGGGCCGTCAGCCTTGTTACAATTCGTGATCAGATTTGGCCAACGGAAATGTTGCCTTTCGGACCAGCTGGGCGTATTGTGTATTTGTCGGACGGGACACGGTGTCCGGTCCGTCCAACCCAAAGGAACACTTCCATGCTTACATATGCATCCCGCGATGGCGCAGTCACGGTCTCGGTTGACGAAGCTTCGCTCCCCGAAATCTCTCGCCTGGCTCTTATGACCAAGGGCTTGGCTCACTGGCTTGGCAATGAAGTTGCCTCCAAGGTAGTCGCCAAGGCAGATAAGTTTGAGGAAGAGACCAAGGCTCCTGCCACGATTGAGACCAAGGCTGGCTGGCGTAAAGACTTCACCGAGGAGTATCTCGCTCGCTTACAGTCCGGCGAAATTACGGTTGAACGCGGCTCCAGCGTTGATCCGGTTGAACGCGAGGCTGAAAGCCTGGCCAAGGCGGATCTGCAAGCCGTGCTGCGTGCCAAGGGCTCTTGGCCCAAAGGCAAAATTGATGACGAGACCGTGTTCACCATTGGCGGAAACTCTCGCTCGTGGCGCAGCCTTATCGACGCCAAGCTTGCCCGTGATGTGTTCTCTGTCGGACCGCACAAAGGCAAGTCAATTGCCGAGGTGGCAAGCAAGAACGTGGCCAAGCGCCTCGCGGACAAGGCTAAGGTTGCAGCCAAGGTGGCCAGTGATGCTGCCGAGGTTGATTTGTCTGATCTTTGATCCAGGACACTTGACAACCAAGGCTATGCAAGCCGAGGCGGACTGGATCAAACCAGCTTCCGCCTCGGACTCGTTTCCGCCCATGGCTGGCGAGGCCGGGGGGACCGGCCTTAGGACTGGTTAAGGAATGGGCGTATAAAGCCATCCTGACTTTTTTTCAGATTTCAGCGTGGGTCACTTTCTTCTTCTTCCTGCCAAAACGCAAGGCGGACCTGCAAGCCGTGCGCCTGGCGGGGCTGGCCCCCGCGCCCCCACAGATTGCCCCCAGCCTCGGCCGACCCACGGCCATCGGCCTTGCCGCCTCGCGCGCGCGCGTTCATTATGCTTATGGCGGCGGATTGGTTGCCCGTTGCCTCCTTGGGCTGGGGACTGGAAGGAGCAGGGCAGAGGGCAGCAAGCGCCTAGCCCCTCCTTCCAGGACCAGCCACCGGGCAACCAGACCTCAGGAACCCAGACTTGCCAGACTCCGAGGGCAGCCAAGCGCAGCCCCAAGACATAGTCCAGGAGATCTTCCTGCCTGACAGCCGTGGTGGCCGTCGGCCGAGGGTCCATGTCGAGATCGCGGTGCTCCGCAGCCTGACAGCCGAGGACGTGCCAGCACTTGCTGCTCGCGAGCCAATGGGCACCAGCGCCCAGACAGTCCTCACTATCAAGCACGCCCACCACCAGCTGGCGAGGCTGCTGGCCTCCGGCACCCCAGGAGGCGAGGTCAGCCTAATCACCGGATATTCTCCAGCCTACATCTCGAGTATCCAGCGAGATCCCATGTTCGTGGAACTGCTGGAATACTACTCCCATCAGCGGGAGCAGGTCTTCGTGGACACCCTGGAAAGGATGAAGACCCTCGGGCTCACTACCCTGGATGAGCTGCAAGCACGACTTGAAGCCAGTCCAGAGAAGTGGACCAATCAGCAGATCATGGATCTGGCTGAACTTCTTCTCATCAAACCGGCGCGGGCAGCCGGAGGACTCGGAGGTGTGCCGGGGGCCGGCGGCGGAGTCCAGGTCAATGTGACCTTTGTCAAGGCAGACCAGACTGTAGTGGAGCAAAGCCAGTGAGGCCCCCCTGGCTGGCGGCTGTCGCCACGTTGATGCTGGGTCTTTTCCCCCTGGCCCCAGCAAGCGCGCAGGTTCCTCCAGTCACTCAATGCGTTGCTAGTGCAATCGCTACTGGCACTGGGGACGCGATCACGATTCCAGTTCTGCCATGCCAAACCACCACCAACATGTTGCTGCTGACTCTGAGTGCAGCCAATCTTACCACCAGCCCAACTCTCCAGCAATTCGGCTTTCCGGCCCTTCCAATTTACAATAACTCTGGCGGAGCCTTAGTCCCTGGAGCCCTGCCGGGAGCCGGGACTGTAGTCCAGCTGGCCAATCATGGTAATTCCTGGTACCTCATCAGCCCAATCAATGCCGGCGGGGCTGGCAGCGGCAACGTGTCCAATGTCGGCACTCCACTAAGCGGCCAGATTGGTATCTGGACCGGGCCAACGACCCTGAGTGGTGTCCAGAACCTTCCAGTCACCAATCTGGATTCAGGAACTGGAGCCAGCAGTTCCACCTGGTGGAATGGCACCGGGCACTGGACAACTCCACCAAATAGTGGAGTAAATGCAGGAACTACTGGCAATCTTGCTGCCTATGCCTCTTCCTCCACAGTTGGAAGCATCGCCCTCGGGGGTGATTGCTCCTTCACCAGCCCAAACATCACCTGTACTGCATCTAACGGGGTACCCTTCAAAGCCCTAGCCTTTTTAAACACAATCAATAATTCCAACTGGGTTGGCACAGTTCTCTCAGTGCAGAATGGTGGTTCCGGCGCGGGCACGTTCACATCTGGGGCTCCACTGCTGGGCAATGGAATCAACACCTTTGCAACAGGGACACTGTCCGGATCTACTAGTGCTTTCGTGACGGAAAGCGGTGGCCTAGGAAACACTGGCAACGCAGTCAAGCAGGACGCGCTGGGAAACATCATAGACGCCGGGGCAGTGGCGCTTCTCGCCGGAACCACAGTTACGGTGCCTCAAGGCGGCACTGGAGCGGTAACACTTGGATCTGGCCTGCCACTATTTGGTGCAGGAACAAGTCCAGTGACTGCTGGTACCGTGTCTGGCAATACAACTAAGGTTGTAACTACAACTGGCACACTAACTCCTACCCACTGTGTAGATATTGACGCTAGTGGTAATTTTGTAGATGCAGGCGGAGCTTGCACGACGGGCGGTGGCGGCGGCACTGTCGCTTCAGGGACCGCTAATCAACTTGCATACTATTCCAGTTCTGGCACAACAGTCAGTGGCTTAGCCTCGGCCAATAACGGAGTCCTGGTCACCAGTTCTGGCGGCGTTCCGAGCATTAGCTCGACCTTACCTGCAGCAGTTCAGGGCAACATTACCAGCACTGGAACGCTTGGCAACACTTCAATCTCGGGGACCCTAAGTGCTACTGGTGCGCTGGCCTTTGGAACTCCAGTTCCAGTCTCGGGTGGTGGTACTGGAATTGGAACCTTGTCTGGTTTTGTCTATGGCAATGGCACCAGTGCCATGTCAGCCTCGGCAACCATCCCAGCCTCAGTTCTGACTGGAACTGTGGCTGTTGCCAATGGTGGAACCGGAACGGCCTCGCCTGCCCTTGTCGCAGGGACAAACGTCACTATCACTGGATCTTGGCCGAATCAGACGATCACGTCGGCCGGTCTCGGCAACGCCAGCGCATCGTCGGTTCTCTGCAATTCGACTGGATCGACGGGCGCGGTGCAATATTGCGCGCTGGGGCAGGGCGCCAATTTTCTTACGAGCACGATTGTTCAAGTCGAGCCGGGCTTTGCGCGGATGTGGCCTCATCCGAGCCAATCGACGACGCCGACGGTGCCGTGGAATGCGGTCGATCCATGGGGCAATCCGATCTCCTGCGCGGGAACGACAACGCAATGCCTTCAAGAATTTATCACCGCGACGGCATCAAACTCATGGCCAGCGCGCGTCAATTGTCAGGGCACCAAGTTTCCCAGCGGGACCGAGCCGGTTTACATCAATACGAGTTCGGCCATCCGCGTTCCCGTCGCGCAGGATTGGGATTTTTACGCCGACAACACCTGCAACCTGAATATCAATGTCACGACGACGTCGGGCCTTACGCTGGATAGCGAAGGCGCGAGTAGCTTCGTCTGGGATGGCAAGATCGTCTATCACGTCACGAGTCCGAACGGCAACACAATAACTAACCCCTCCTGCATCGTGCAACTGTCCCCTGTCACAAATACACAGGACGGCTTTGCCGGAATTTACGCTGGCCTCGTCAGAATAAAATCTCCAGTCTCCAATCCCGTCAGCGGCACGATCACTGCCGATGTTTGCCTTATCACGGGGTCGGGGTCTATTATACAGGAAAATTTGAATTTCACAGAAATCAATGCGAACAACAGCGCATATTATGGCGTGCTCGTCGAGGGTGCGAGCGGCACGACTGGCCTCCAGCAAACAAAAATAGACATTCAGCAAATCCATGGCGCCGTCACTGCCGGTGTCAATGAGGGTTATAACTCGACGAACATCGCGCAGTACAATTCAAACCAATGGAAGATCAACAATATCGAGAATAATGGTGGCTCATCGCGTGGCGTCGATGCGTGGGGATCCTATGACGAGTGGGATATCGGCATCATCAACAACGCGCAGGGTGGCCTTCAATATGGCGTCGTTGTGGAGACCGGCGCGACGCTCAATTATTTCGGCGTCGGCAACGTGTCTGGAGCGTCGACAAGCGCGACCTTGAATACGGGAACTAATACGATGTTCGCGCGCGGCGTCGGACTAAGTTGCAGCGGTTCGCCATCTGGCAGTTTCGCCACGATCGGCGGCATCGTCATGCATTGCTGAGAGGGATTTGGCGCATGACAAAATATCGTCTTCTGGCTCCGGCGCAACTCGATGGCGCGCATCGCCTGCCGGGCTATATCTTCGAGCTTCCCGAAGGCGTGCGCGGCCCGCATAAAAGCGTCCAGAAATCACCAGATCTTCACGCCGCATCGATGGACGCGGTCTCGCAACAGGCGTTTCAGGGCAAATACGCAGGCGATTGGGAGGACATTCCGCTTTTCGAGGAAGTCCGCGAGGAATGATCCATGACGTCGCCGGTCGATATCATCAACCAGAGTCTCGACAGCATGGGCGTCAACACGCCGATACAGGGGATTTCGCCTGCATCTCCGTCAAATTCGGTCGTCGCTCAGGTCGCCAGCCGTAACTATCAGACGCAGGTCGACGCGATTTTCCGCTCGGCCAATTGGAATTGCACGCGCCAGCAAGCCGCGCTCAATCTTTTCGCCGCGGCGGCGGACATTCGCGTCACGCCGGGCGTCTCGATCGGGATAAACGCTTCTCCTCCCCCTCCGGAATTGCGGCCGATCTTTGCAGAACTTCCGTTCAACAAGAGATATTTCCAGACCAGTTATAACGCAGGCACAGCGCCGGGGTCTTCGGATACGGCTGATTTAGTTCCAATTCCAAACGTATATGCCGCCGGATACGGGACTGGCATGGCATTACCAATAGTAATGCGTTCATCGCCTACTGTTGTCTTTTATGATGGCGCTGGAACATCGAATAAATGTTCTCTTTATTCTGGTGGTAGTTGGGCAAATGCATATTCGTTTTTGACTTATGTTCAAGCATCAGCCGGGACAATCCTTTTCGCATCGTCTAATACGAATACGCTGTTCATCAACTACACCGCCAGCGCGGAGTTGTGAGCCATGGCTTATACGTATGCGCTGACAGCAACATCGAATGTGCTTCGTTCCGATGGGGCATTCATTCCTACTGACCCGCGCAATGCCGGTTGGCAAGCTTATCAGGCGTGGCTCGTAGCGGGGAACACGCCGACGCCATATGTCGTGCCACCAAGCGTGCCGACGACCCTGCAAATCATCTCGACCGGAACGCCGGTCCTTAGCGGGACATATGCGCTTTCTCCTCTGGCTTTGGACAACATCAATTCCGTCGCGCTTTACATTCAAGTAAATGCGGCGTTCCCTGGAGGCCAATCGACAATCACTTGGCCTGATGCTTCGGGGGGACTGCATATCTTCACGACGACGGCCAAGTTCATATCGTTTGCAAATGCCGTGGCTAATTATGTCGCGGCTCTTGATGCGGCAGTTCTTGGGGCGGGAACAGCACCAACACAACCGGTCACTATCCCATGAAGGGCACTCAGATGAAAACGCGAATTTACAGACTTCTCTTCGCGCTTCTCGGGGCGCTCTTGTCTTGCCGGGCCCAAGCCCAGCAGCCGGTCGAGCTATACATGCACTCGGCTACGCAACTCAACCAAATGTCAATCCTACCGATTGACGCGAATAATCCTCTGCCAGTCACAGGGACATTCTCTAGCACTCCAGTGGGATTCAACCAGACGGTGAGTCTGGCGACTCCCATCACAGTCACTAGCTCGAGTGGAACTACAAGTCTGACTAGCTCCACAGAGATCATAGTCACCAATGTCGGCAGCAATGCAGCCTACTGCGTACCCGGCGCTGGGCCAGCCACGGCCTCTAATCAATATATCGGTGGCGGGGGAAGCTGGTTCAGCTGGTATGCCACCGGCGGAATTACTCAGCTGAGCTGCATTTCCCCCTCTGGCACCACGGTCAATGTCCAAGGTGGTACTGGAAGTCCAGCTGGTACTGGCGGTGGTAGCGGATCTGGTGGTGGAGGGGCGATCACAAGCCCGCTGGGAACAAGCACGGCGGCATCGGCGGCCGTCTCCGTGACCCAGATTGGCGGAATTCAGGGCACGACGCCAGGCACGGCAGCGGCATCGGGAAGCACGGTTGAGGTTCAAGGCAACGCCAGCGGAACGCCTCTCCTGATCGCTGCGGCAAGCAATGCATTTACCTCTGGCGCTTTTGCAGTCGGGTCCGGTGTGGATGGCTGGAATGTTGATTTGGGAACTCTTGCGACGAGCGCTTGGGTTTCTGGATCGACCAACGCCAATATGATTGGTCTTGGCAAAGCCGAAAATGGGTTTCTCGCAACTATCGCGACGAATACCGGGTCGAGCAGTCTTCCCGTCACCAATACCGGCTCACCCTCGGCTACCGCGGCTGCGGTGCAAGGTCCGGGCGTCGGCGGCGAGGGCCTGCCGGTTGTGACTTCGAACACTGAAGTCTCCGTCATGCCGACCATTACGGCCAGCACTTATACGGCTGGCTATTCGATTGGCGGCCTGATGACGTTCGCCGTCTTCGGCAATGCGAGCCAAGGATCTGGCATTCTGACCGACCTCGGCGTCTTTGATGCGGACGGTGCGCTTAACCAGACGGCAGAAATTATCTATCGCTACATATTCCGCGCCACTCCAGCGATGACCTGCACGGACCATGCTGCGGCCGTCCTAAGCGCGTCCGACAAGGCTATTATGGTTCCCGGCTCGCCCTTCATGATAAATACCGTTACCCCCTATCAGCCAGCCGCATCGGGGTTCACAGTGGGCGATTATCCGCTCTCCAAATCGGTTTCGTCTTCCTCGGGGACGGTTAACCTCTATGTTTGCGATGTGGTTGGCGTCACCACAACGGCCTTTGGCGCCACGACAAACTACGTCGCCACAATCGGCCTTGTGCAGGATAGCTCGCGATGATTAAGGGCTTCTTCACGGCCCTTGGCCTGTTGCTTGGCCTGACGAATTGTGCGCTCGCGATCAACGCGACGCAGCAAGCTGCTCTGCAAAATCAGTACCCCGTCACAGCGGTCCTAGATTTCACCAAGAACAGTATGCCCTCGACCGTCACCTATGCCCGCACGGACACGGGCGTCGGCGGGACTTCGACGGACACCCTCATTTCGGACCCACTCGGCACGATTCCGACCAGCTATGCGACCGGCGCCCCCACGTGGTCGAAGTACGGCGGAATTGATATTTACGAGACTCGGACGCAGTTTTTCCTGAACAATTACGGCGCGAGCATCGCGACCGGAGCGAACACCGTCACGTTCGCCTCGGCGGGAACCTATTTTGCATGGTGCAGCGGCGGCGCGTCAACGTCCATTCTGACGGCCGCCGGCACGGCGACAATCACGTCCGGCACCGGCACGCTGACTTGCGGCCTTGGCACCTACCAAACCCTCGTCGTCACTGTCGCCGGAACAATGACGACTACAGTAACGGGGACAGGGACAAACCCGACCGGCTCGGCTCCGGCCTCGGGGGCGATCAATCTGGTCCAGGTCGAAGGCCCCGCATCATCGTCGGCCTATGGCCCGACGCCCCTGATGAAGACGGCGGCGGCCACTTTCAACCGCGGCGTGCCGACAATGGCGCTCAATGGTGCTGCGCTGTCTGCGGTGACGGGCGCAAACTCTACTCTGATGGTTGATTACACGGTCGCGATCAATTCATCCGGCCGCTTGCTGTGTGGGCAGGCCGCCACTGGAACTTTCTGCTTAACTGAAAGCGCGGGAACAATTTGGGATAAATCAGGAACGGGGACGCAGTCCTCAATACTTGGAGCGTCACCTCCCACGTATAAGCGATCCTGCGGAGAGTTGTCGCAAACCCAAGGAAATACGGTGGGCGAACAAGGCCGCGCCGGGTCTATTAACGCGACCATTCCTCTGCAATACACCGCTGGTTGGATCGGCAGTTATGGCAACGGAAGCGGCCAGCTTGGCGGGACCATCAAGGCTGTTGGGCTTTACAACCAAGCCCTGCCTTACCCGATCTTCTACGAGAAATGTCACTACGGAGCGCCCTTCTAATGCGCCTTAAATCGCTTCTCGTCGCCTTCCTGCTGGCTCTCGGGGGCTCGCCAGCGCTTGCTCTGGCCCCGGTCGGGCAGTTCACGGCCGATTGTAATCAGCCGATCCACTGCACCATTGTCAAGGGCGCGACTGCGCAAGTCACCTTCACGCTGACGGCGGACACAAATTACATTTCGACAGCGGTGCCGTTCAATTACCAGATCAAAGACGAAAACGGCAACACCATCGTCGCGTCTACCGGAACGTCAATCTCGACGAACGGCGCGGGAACCGGCTCGGTTACGGTCAGCGTTCCATCGACGAATACCGGCATGTACAACCTCGCGTTGTCGGCCCTGCCTTCGGACGGCTCGAATATCGCGGCGGCGGTCACTCGGCCGGCTGGCCTGTTCACCTATGCCGTTGTGCCTGATCCGGCCAAGCGCATCGACTACGGCGCGAATGCGCATTTCGGCTCGGAGGGTGGGTTCAACAATGCCGCCCCGATATTCCCGCTACTCGGCTGGCGTTGGATTATCGCAGGCCCCGGCTGGTACGTTAACGACGCGGGAGCGCCGGGGACTTTCATCGCCAACAAGGCGGCCTCGAATGTCCCGGCGGCGGTGACGTTTTCGGGCTCAACCGTCACGAGCGCCGCGACGACAAACTATGTCCCCGGCGATGTCGTCGTCTTTTCCTTTGGCTCGGGCGGCGCGTTCCCAGCAGGGATCACGGCCTGCGACACGGCTTTGCCAAGCGTTTCCTGTCCCTTCTATGTTCTGACTGCGTCGGGGACCACATTTACCGTCGCAACCGCGCCTGGCGGGGCGGCGGTCGTATTCAGCGGCTCGCCTTCGAGCGTGTCGGTCTATCCCTCGGCGGACAATCCAAACCTGACGGGTCAGGCCGCGTGGAACACCTACGGCGGCAAGCCGTGGAACATATATGCAATTCTGAATTTTGCGACCTACGCGCCGGTTTGGGCCTATCAATCGGCGGGGACTTCTTCGGCGAATACCGTCGTTGTCAATAATAATGTGGCCTGCGGGCAGGAAGTCAGTTTCGGGACCGGGTGGACAATCGGCGGCACGTCGAACCCGACAACCAATTTTTTCGTGTCGTCAACAGCACTCGTCAACGGCGCGGCCGGATCATTCAATGTCAACTCGACGAATAGCTGCAACGCCGGCACGTTGACGGTGACAGGCTCGGGCACCGTCAACTTTGCGGGTTATGGAAGCCCCGGCGCGACCATGATTAGTCCGCCTGGCGTAGCCGAAATGCCACAGTATTGCGCGGCGATTGCGACTTGGTTTCAGCAAGCGTTCCCGCAAAATCCCGTCGATTACTATCAAATGACGTGGGAACCGTTTAATCAGTACAACATTTCGAGTTTTCCGCCCGCAGCTTTCAACCTATGGTACTCGACTTGCTACAACGTCATTCACGGCGCGGACCGCAAGGCGAAGGTCATGGGGCCGACGCAGTTCCCCGATACGAGTGGGAGCGCGAACAACACGCTTCTTAGCGGGCTTCTGTCTGGCGGCCTCGGCGTTTATCTTGACGCCTTTTCGATGCACCCCTATAGCAATGTCGCCGGCGTGCCTTTCGAAAACAGTTCGTGGATTTCGAGCATCACGACGCAAATCGCGGCCGTGACGGCGGCGCGCGGCCACGCGATTCCGCTAGTCCCGACTGAAAGCGCCTACACAGGCGGCCCGGCAACCAACTATGCGGCGAACCCGACGACATTGCAGCAAGCCGAAGGCGACGTTCGCAACACCTTGCTTTATCTCGGGCTGTTCAATGCGCCTTTGGCGATCGCGTTTTATCCCTCGGATGGCATCACAGTGACTTATGCCGCCACCGGGTCGGGAACGACGCTAACCACGCCGACAAACCACCTTGATCCGTCCTATGCGGTTTATTTCGGCTCCGGTTGCGGCGTCGCGGTCGCGAGGCCGTTCTACACGCTGACGGGCGGCTCAGTTGGCGGCGGCACTTCGGCGACGGTGGCGGCCTATCCAGGCGGCCCGGCGCTGGCCGTCTCCGGCGCCTGCACGATGTACGCGACCGGCGCGCAGGCAGTCGATTACGGCTTCTATTACGACATGGACACGACGACGCTTGGCGGCGGCGCGAACAGCAAGCTCGGCCCGAAAGAAATTGTTCCGGCCTACGCCTTCATGACCTACGTTCTCGACGGCATGACTTCGACGGGCGCGGTGTCTGGAACGTCTGGAACCCAACTCGGCTATGGGTTCACGCGGACCCATAACGGCTACGCGTCAACCGCGCAGGCGCTTTGGGACTACAGCTCTTCGACCTCTTACACCGCGACGGTTCCAGCCGGCGTCTATTACCTCTGCACTTGGATGGGCGTTTGCACGCCGGGCCTTAGCTCGGGAACCGTGAGCGGAATCAGCCTGGGCGCGGAACCTGTCTACATCATTACCGGGTCATTGGACCCGACATAATGGCTCGCACAACGATGATTTATCGCGATGGGGTTGGCGTCATCGTCAAGGGCGGCAATCTCGATATTGGGCGGCTGGGGCCGGCGTCATGCCGATCGGAGCTTGCGGCGCCCATGGTCATCCGCGATCAGATGGACGCGATCATTCATCCGGTTACCGGGCATCCGATGGAAAGCAAGCGGGCTTTCGAGGCGGCGACCAAGGCGGCGGATCTGGTCCGTCATGGTGCATATACCTAGATGTAGGAGACCCTATGCGCACGCTGATCGTCATCCTTGCCCTTGTGGCAACCATTGCAGCAGCGACCGCCGCGACCGGCTTCTGGGTCAAGGCGGGTGCCGGGGCTGGTCCGTGTCCAAGCGGTACGAATTATTCATGCCAACTCGTCGTCATAGGAGTGATTTGAAATGAAAGCGCTCAGGTATCTTTGCCTTGCACTCGCGCTAGTCGGGCTAGGATCGCCTGCGCTGGCCGGATCGGGGACATTCGCAGC